GTAACCTTTAAACAATAAAAAACCCTCTACACCGGAGAATAGAGGGGGACTTACAAACTTCTCTGTAAGTGGGGTTGAGACAAAGATATTAAATTATGAGACAACTAGTTTACAACGCAGTAACCTGCACAGAATGTAAGGAGCTATTGGTCAGTTACACTGTGCACGACTACAAGACCTGTAGCTGCCCTAACGAGGCGATGGTGGATGGTGGTCTTAGCTACGAGAGATATGGTGCAAAGGACATGGGAAAGTTAATTCTTCACCACTACTACGCTGACGAGCCATTTGACTTTATACGCTGCTACGCCACAAGAGGTAGCCGAGGCAAGGACGGTAAGCAACCACTAACTTGGATACCACTAAAGGACATGGACGATGACTACTTGGAGGCAGTACTTGAGTACGGAGGAGCTGAGTGGCATCTTGAGCTGATTCGCAAAGAGATTGAGTATAGAAAAACTTTGAAAAATGTATCAAAAAGTGGTAAGAAACGCTCGGATAAACTAAAAGGATGCGCTTGTTACGGCAGTAACTCAATGCACGAATGCAATTGTAAATAAATCAGAATAAGATGAACGAAGTAGTAAAATTTAGAGATAGGCTCAAGAAAATTGGCTACGAGATTGAGCTAGAGGGTAACGTCCCTTGGATATACCTCAAGTCAGTCAACGGCAACAAAGTTAAGCGTGAGGATTGGGTAAACGCCAACCACGGTTACTGCATAGCTTGGTATCCTTTGTACCTTCAAGACGAGGTGCAGCTCAATTGGCACGACATCAAGACAACCTTTAGGCTTTTGAGAAAGTATGGCCGTCCACTTTGGAAGTTCAACGGTGGAGCAGGCGCTACGCTGTGCCATGGGTGTAGCGTAATCATCTCAAAGGGCTTTACCAAGGACCTAAGATGTGAAAAATGCAACACTAAATCGGGTGAAATCCGATTAAATGATGTGAAAAACACATAATTATGAAGACATTAATATACAATTACAAGGGGCACGCTGTAGATATTAACATCTCGTTTGACTTCTTTAATGAAGACGATGGTGTACATATGCACAAGATTTCGGCTGAGTTTAAAAATAAAAAGTTTCAAACTTACTACGATGCAGACCAATTTGACAAAGCCTTAAAGAGTATTATTTTGGGTATTGAAATAGCAATAAATAACAACAATGAAAAATAAAGTAGAATTAATGGGGCACTATGGTTGTGACCTTATACACGCAACATCAGCTTGGACTTCAACATCAAGAGAGTTAAATAGAGAAAAAATTGAACGCATCCCAAAACTTCTTGAGATGCTTGCATCAGAAGGTCACCACACGCCATTTGAGAAGTCCTCGCTGCACTTCTTGGTTACAGTGGACCAAGCTACTCACATCCATCTTTTAAAGCACCGTGTAGGAGTCTCCATCAACGGTGAGTCAGCTAGATATAAAGAGCTGAAGGAAGACAAGATGTACTTGCCTCAAGACTTCAAGGGAATACCATTGTCACAAGACCTGTATATCCACGATATACACTCAGAAGATGAGGTGTCTTGGAAGATAAATGTAGATGATTGGTATCAGGTAATGGAGGATTTTACTGAGATAGCGAACTACTTATACCACAACTGCCTAGCAGATTTAACCCCTGTACTTGGCCGCAAGAGAGCCAAAGAGTCAGCTCGATTCTTCAAGACATTCAACTCACAGATTACGATGGACGTGATGTTCAATTGGCGTAGCTTCTACCATTTCCAACAGCTCCGAAACTCTGAGCACGCTCAGTTAGAGGTGCGTGAGTTAGCAAAACAAATGTTAGACTTAGTTAAGAACATCGAGGGTAATCCATTTGAGCACACTATTAAAGCGTTTAAGTTATGAAAGCAACACTACACTTTGAGCACGATGAAAAAGATGAGCTGCAAGATGCCATCAACGGCTTTAAATGGCGACTTATAGTTTGGGATTTAGACCAATACCTACGCGGAATAGTCAAGCATGGGTACATTGGAAACAGAGAAGCCACCGAAACAGAGATTGAAATGGCGGACCGTTGCCGAACAAAACTTAGAGAATTAATAAATGATGATGGATTAAATTTGGAACAGTAAATAAATTTGTTTACATTTGCATAGTTCTGTTATAATCATAGTGTTATTGGCAAGAGGGGAGTTTTTTAGCTCCCCTTTTGTTATTTGTCACAATAATTGTTAAATTTGTGACCAATTAAATCTTAATCAATGGCACATAACCAATCATTTACCCCAAAAGAACTACTCTTTGAGGAAGAGGGCCGTAAAAAGCTCATCTCAGGAGTTAACAAGATGGCCAAGGCTGTCAAAAGTACCCTCGGACCACGAGGAAAAACAGTACTAATCGAGTCACCATTTCACACGCACGGCATTACGGTCACCAAGGATGGTGTCACTGTGGCCAAAGCTGTTGACTTGTTCGACCCGGTTGAGAACCTAGCTGTTAAAATCATGAAGGAGGCTGCTGAGCGCACCGCTACAAGCGCAGGTGACGGTACAACTACCGCCATCGTGCTTACTGAGGCCTTAATCGAAGCTGGTCTTAAGCACATTAAGCCTGAGCACAACAACATCGAGGTGCTTCGAAACATGACAGACATCTCCAACCAAGTTGTTGAGCTACTAAAGTCTAAAGCAAAGAAGGTAACACCCGCTATGTTAGAGGATGTGGCTACCATCTCTGCTAACAACGACCAATCTACAGGTAAGGTAATCGCTGAGACGTACAACGCGGTGGGCAAAAATGGTATCGTTACCGTTGAGCACTCCCAAACCTCAGAGACATACTCTACTGCTACCGACGGACTTCGCGTACAACGCGGATATCTAAGCCCATACTTCATCAACAACCACGAGCGTGATGAGTACATGGCTGACGACGTATACATCTTGGTGTGTGACGCGGAGATATCAAACATCCTTCAAATCAAAGAGGTGTTAGCTCCAATTGCAAACACTCAAAAGAAGCTATTAATCATTGCCCCGTGCACAAATCAGTTCATTAACACGTTGTCTGCTAACGTAGCCAAGGGTGCGTTAAACGTATGTGCCATACAACCGCCTAGCTTTGGCTACAAGCAGCACGAGCTCATGCAAGACATCGCACTGAGTGTCGGGGCAACATACTACTCAGAGAAAACAGGGGACGACTTAAGCCTCATTCAGTTCTCTGACCTAGGTCACGCAAGTAAGGTCATCGTTAAGAAGGACGAGACCATTATCGTAAAGGACCTAGAGGACGAGACAAGTGTTGCAGTAACAGAGCGCATCGAGCAGCTTTGGAAGGCACACGACCAAGCGCAAAAGAAGAACGACAAAGACTTCATTTTGGAGCGCATCGCTTCGCTCTCAGGTGGAATTGGTGTCATTCACGTTGGTGGTAACACAGACCTCGAGCAAAAGGAGCTTTACGACCGTATTGACGACGCCGTTTGCGCTGTTCGCTCGGCTTTGGAGGAAGGAATTTTACCGGGAGGTGGAAAAGCTCTTTACGATATCAATGTGTTGGAGAACCTTCCGTTGGTTGGGGAGAGTGTTGAGGCTTTGGTAGCCGCTCGAATTATCCAAGAGGCACTTTGGGCCCCACTCGAGCAGATATACACAAACGCAGGACTTGCTTTGTCTGACTACCCTATCCTTAAAAACGCTGGTCAAGGTGTAAACATCAAGACAGCGGAGCATGGTGACCTCATTAAGCTTGGTGTCATCGACCCGTTGAAGGTAACTCGCTCAGCTTTGCAAAACGCGGTGAGTGTAGCTGTGACAATCCTAAGTACTAACGCTATTATTACGGAGGCTCGCTCGTTCGAGATTAAATAATGAAAAAGGTAATCGGTAAAAACATAGTAATTAAAAATATCGAGGAAGAAGTCCGCTCAGATGCGGGCTTCATTCTCTCGGCTGATGACGTTAAGGGCTTTAGGTACAAAAGAGGTGTCGTTGTGATGCCGGGTACTGACGTGAGCACCATTCAAGCAGGCGATGAAATCTACTACGACAAGGCAAACAGCTACACGATGATGATAAACGACGAGGACGTCACCATCATTGCAGAGCGCGACGTTGTCATTGTACTTTAATCATCCTTGAACTTACCCGTTCTAATCTCCTCGTTCATCTGTCGGATGGCATTCTTGTAGGTCTTGTGGGCGTAGCCTGCTTCCTTTAAGAAGAGACGATTGAACTGATAGTTTTCAGATATCTTACCACCCTCGAGCTTGTCGTACAAAGATGCGACAAGCTTTTTTCCTTTAAAGGTAATCTTCCAAATAGAGGCGCTATTGGCGTGTGCATGGCTATGTATGTCTATAAATCCCTTGCTCTTAAGGATTGAGAAGCGAGTTCTACTCCAAGAGAAGGTCTGCATAAAAACTTGGCAGTCTGTCATTGTAAAGTACTTTTCTGAGTAGACGTAAAGCAATAAATCTAGCTCTGACTCTGTAATGTTGTACTTTTGTAGGTAGTAGTAGCGTATTAAACGCCAATACCTCATGTAATTTTTCATTTGATTAAATTTTGTAAATTTGTCTCAAAGTTAACTATTTAAGATATGATGAAGGGAATGTCCAATCAAAATAAGTCTCTTGAGGCTCTAAAAGCCAATAAGACTAAGTCTGCTAAGGCTGCTTTTAGCAAGACAGACGCTAAGTCAAAGACACCTCTTGCAGGAATGTCTATATCTGCTAAGCTTAAGATGGCTAGACTAAAACCTAAGAAGTAATGGCTGACAAAAGTAAAATGAAGTGCAACGTGCCTGTTCCATCTGATAGAGCGGGGAAAAAGCGCATGGTTAAAGCCTGTTCAGGTGGTACTGAGAAGTTACTTCACTTTGGCGCTAAGGGTTATAAATCAAATTATTCTGCAGCTGCACGTAAAAATTTTAAGTCTCGTCATAACTGTGACACGGCAAATGATAAATTAACTCCAAGATATTGGGCGTGTAAAAACCTGTGGTCTGCAGGAAGTACTAAATACCTTAAGGGTAAGTAATGAGATACTTTGTTTATCAAACAACTTGTATTCCTACAGGAAAATATTACATTGGAGTTCATTCTGAAAGAAGAGCATCTGATGGGTATATAGGGTGTGGAGTTTGCAGCGATGGTTCTGCAAAATCATTAAAGAGAAAAGGAATAAAGTCAGCTCTTATTGATTCTGTTATAAAATATGGATATAAAAATTTTAAAAGAGAAATATTAAAAGAATTTAATTCTGTTGAAGATGCTTATAAATTTGAATCTGAACTTGTAAATGAAGAATCAATACTAGATGAAAAATGTTTAAACATTAAAATAGGTGGTATTGGCGGATTAAATCCTAATTCATGTAAAAGTATAGAGATAGTAAATACAAAAACAGGTGAGAGTCATTTATTTTCATCTCAAGCAGAATGTGCTAGCTTTTTAGGATTGCAAAACATAAGTGGTAAGAAAAAATTTTTAAAAAACTTATACATTGTTAAAGGTTTTGAAAAACCAATTTCAATCAAAAAGCCAAATCACAAGCCAATTCATTTTTATGATGTTTCTCAGGCTGCTGAATTTACATCTATAAGTGTTTTTAGTTTAAATAGGCTTTTATCAGGAGAAAGGAAGTCATGTAATGAATGGTTTCTTGCTGATTTTGATTTTAACTCTTCCTTTTATAAGAATGCAAAATCAATAAGAAAAAATGCAGTAAATTTACAATTATGAAAGACGCCTGCTATAAAAAAGTCAAGGCATCCTACGATGTATTCCCATCGGCTAGAGCCTCTCAAGCTATTGCTAAGTGCCGCAAGGCATCGGGTAACGTTCGTAAGACTGAGAGCGGTGCTAGTTTAAAGCGTTGGGAGAAGGAGAAGTGGACTGACACGCGAACAGGTAAAGCCTGTGGTGCGGGTGGTAAAAACGAGTACTGTCGACCGTCAAAAAGAGTGTCTTCAAAGACACCCGTAACAAAGAGTGAAATGAGTCCATCCAAGCTTGCGGCCAAGAAGGCGGAGAAGTCAAGAGTTGGTATGGGCAATAGAGTAAGTAACGTTAAAAAATAAATATCATGAAAAAGTCAAGCTGCGGCACTAAGATGGGTGCTACTACTAAAAAGAGTGCACCTGTGTACACTGCTAAGAAACCAATGTCTAAGAAGAAGTAATGAAACTTACAAGCAAAAGCAGAGGTTTTGGTGACACAGTTTATAAGGTTGCTAAGGCCACGGGTATTAAAAAGGTAGCCGACACGATTGCTCAAGTAAAGAAGGGAACCTCTGAGTGTAGCCCTTGTGAGAAGCGCCGTCAGGCTCTCAACAAGGCATTTCCTTATAAAAAATAACTCGTATATTTGTAAAAAAAATAAGACATGGCAACAATTCCATCAGGTACTAAATTTATTGGCTTAGCAGCTAATTACCCAACTACAGAGCGTCGCTCAGCACTTATTAATGCTGAGAGCGAGGCATACACAATGCAAGATATTGTAGATACAGTTGAAGGTGCATTACCTCCATCAGCTCCTCAGATGTTGATTGCAGTTTTAAATCAGTCAAGTACAAATGCCCCTATGTTTAGCGCTATTTATGCAGATTTATCACCTAATTCTATAGTTAGAAATGGTGTAGGAATTTATACTCTTGTTTTTGATGTAGATACATTTCTTAGTGGAAAAGTAATAGCTACAATATCATTAGAGGGAGCTTCACCATTTGCTAATGCAGGTCTTCTTGGAGTTTCTATAGGTGGAGGTTCAAATAATACAGTTTTCATTAAGTCATATAATACATCAGGAGTATTATCTGATGATATTTTATCAGGAGCAAGACTTCAAGTTCAAGTTTACGAATAAACTACTACTTTAGTAATTCCAAAACGAAGCCACCTTTAGGGGTGGCTTTTTCATTTTAAAATAATCTGTATCTTTGTCTTATTAATTTATATAAGAGATGGCATATCAAAAATTACAGGTAACAAGTGCTAAGGTAGTTGTGCCAAATAATACGACTAACATTGACTATCCGGGTTCTCCTGATGGCTTACTAGAGGCGTTTGTTCTATACATTGGTACAGGTGGAAATCTACGTGTTTTGACGGCTACAGGTGACGACGTTACTTTCGCTAATGTGCTAGGTGGTACGTTCTTACCGGTTCAAGTAGTACGAGTTTTTGCAACAGGAACATCAGCTACTGACATTTTAGCTTTGTGGTAAGATGTATATAAACGGTATTCAGATAGCAATCATAGTAGGTGTTGACGGAAGACACCCTGTATCTTCTATTCCATTTGGAGTTAGAATTGCAGATGATGGTGTGTATCGCATTGCCGATAATGGACAATATAGAATAATCGACTAATTATGAGTTATAAAATTATAGACCTACCTGCTTTAGGTAGACCGTTTAACGCGACAGACATCATCGAGGTGTCAGCTAATGGCACAGGTAGCTACAAGGCTAATATCGGAAACTTCACATTAGGTGGAGAAAACTACATCTTTGTAAATTCTAACGGTACTCCTGAAGAAAATGGAGCGGCTCTCAAGTCTGCATATTTGTATGCTCAGACATTAACACCAAATGGTAACCCTATTTCAGCTACAAACAGAGTTGTTATTTTATTGGCTCCGGGATACTACAGCTTTGACGAGGCTGTTGATGGACCATTTACGGTAGACCAATCATTTATTGACCTTGAGTCATTGAGTGGTAATCCTGACGTTTACTTTTCAAGTATTCAAGTTTATGCGGGCACACTTATCGTCGGATTAGATGTTAGATTGGTTGGTATTGACACAACAAAGAATAATCATTATACTCATGGTGCATTTGCAATTGCATCTATTGGTGACGCGGGAAGTGAGAACATTATTGCGAAAAACTGCGTTGGAGGAGACTATTCATTTAGTTCATTCTCAAAAGGATTCTACGGTATATATGACAATTGTGTTGGTGGTAATTATTCATTCTGTTCAACAGGTGATGGTACAGCTCCTGCAGGAATTACAGATGTGTCTACAGGAAACTTTATTAATTTTGGTACAATTAAGAACTGCTCAGCACCTGAGTTGTCCTTTGTTACGGGAATAAATTCAGTAAGTTCCCCTGCAGGTACAATTGCTAATTACGGAACTATTGAAAATTGCACATCAACAGGTATTAGTTCATTTTGCTATTCAGAATTTAGAGTTCAAAACGCAGGAACAATTAAAAATTGCAGTGCCGGGTCTTTTTCATTTATCATTACATCAGACGCTATTAATACAGGCATGGCATCTAATACAGGAACTGTTATAAATTGCATAGTATCCGGACAAGGTGTTTGTGTTTATTTAGGAGCTAGTATTAGTCCTACTTCTGCTTATAATACAGGGCTTATTTCAAATTGCACAGTATCCGGGGCAGGTGGTTTTGGGTTTATTATAAATGACGGCATTCTTTTAGGTACTAATGCCGGACAACTATTAAATTGCTATATTGACGGGTCAGGTTTTTGTGGTGAAGGAGGTCAGAATCAAGGACTTATAATTGAATGTACCGCAAGCGATACAAGTTTCTGCAATAACAATCCATCAGGTATATCAGGCGATATATTGAGATGTACTTTATTAGGAGATACATTTACTGTTGGAGCTACAGGCGGTGGAAGAGTTGTATTAGGAATTGACACCACAGGTGTTGTAAACTTTTAATTATGAAGAGATATAGAGCAATTAGCGATACAGAGTTCCTTAGAATTGTAGATATTGAATTTGCAGAAGAGGATATACAAAGATTGAGTACTGCGACCAAAGAAGATAAAGAAGCAATCTACAATGAGCTAGATGTTCGTTTTGCTGATGTAGCGATTGAAGGTTCTGAACTTGCTGAGGTTGAGACGGTATACAATATGTTCAAGCCTACTTTAAAGGAAGGTGACGTGTATGAGCTCATCTCATTTGACCTTGCGCTTGAAAATGGCGTTGAGGGTATAAAGATGGGAGCTTACAACTACAAGTTAAACAATAAGATTTGCAACGTAATCATCAAGTAAGATGGCTGTAGATATTAACATAAGTGGGCAATATCTTCAGAATGGTGTGCCTATTGGCGGGTCTAGTCCAAAATCAATAGCCGTTTCACCTTTAGACGGGACCGGGGTTTCAAGTGCAACACCGGTAATATCTCGTTCTATTTTAATACCTGCAAACACACTTGCAACTAATTGTGTTTTGGAAGTTGTATGGGGGTCAGTTAGGGTTTCAGGTACTTCATTTACGGGTCAGTCAGCACTATATATAAATACATCAAATACATTAACGGGGGCAACATTAGTAGCAGTTGGCGCCAATATGTCAACATCTCAAATTTATGTTAAGTGTGCTAGGGATATACAAAAAATAGGAAATGCAGCTAAAGCAATGCAGACCACTCAGTTTGCTAGTGACTTTTCATTAAGTGGAGCTACTAATAATTTTACATTGAATAACTCAACCGATTTATATTTTTTATTCACGCAAACGGGCGGAGTGGCTGATGTGATGACAATAAGAAATGTAAGGATAACTCAATACTCTTAAAAGTATAATAATGCCTGTTGATTTTAATATAGATGGTCAGTATAAGGTAAATGGTGTTTCTCTTGGGGGCGCTTCAAACCCTTCTGTCATTACACTAAGTGCTGTTAATGGCACACCTGTAACAGGAACTCTTTCGGAAACAGTATCTCAAGCTATTCTTATTCCTGCCAATACATTTACATCAAGCGGGATGCTTGAGTTTATGGTTAGATATGTAAAGACAGGAACTGCAAGTAATTCTACGTTGAGAGCTTATAAGAATACATCACCAACATTGACAGGTGCTACTCAAATAGCTGCATATGCAAGTGGTAGTAACGCTTTATTTATGCAAGGTTTTAGAACAGCTAGAATAAACTCAAACACTTTAACAGTTTGGCCAACATCGGCAACTTCTACGCAAGATTACACATCTACAACTCTTGTTAAAGTTTCGACTGTATTTAATACGTCAGTTGATAATTATATTTTATTCTGCGTTCAGCTTTTTAATGTAGCAGATAGTTCAGTAGTTGAAATGGCTAGAGCTGTAATATATTCATAGTCATGGTAGATATAGATATAACAGGTCAGTATCAAATTAATGGAGTTCCATTATCAGGAAGCTCTAACCCATCATTGGTATCAATTAGTGTATCGGATGGTACACCTGTAACAGGGACTCTTGCAGAAACAGTGTCTCAGGCTTTGTTAATTCCTGCTAATACATTTACAGGCAATGGAATGCTTGAGTTTATATCAAGGTTTCAGAAAACAGGAACTGCAGGAGCTTCTTTTATAAGAATTTATAAAAATACCTCTGCAAGTTTAACAGGCGCAACACTTGTAGCATTATTTCTATCTGCAAATTCATCTACGTTAGTTCAAGGAATTAGAACAGCTAGAATAAACTCAAATACCTTAACTATTTGGCCTACAAGCACAGCTGTTTTAAATGACTACGGAACTAATGGAAATTTACCTACATCAACTGTTTTTAATACTGCTGTAGATAATTATATTTTATTCTGCGTTCAGTTGGTTACAGCAACAGATAGTGTAGTAGTTGAAATGGCAAGAGTTGTAAAATATTTAGAGGTATGATAAACATAAATATAAGCGGTCAATACAAAGTAAATGGTTCGCCATTATCATTAGGTTCAAATCCATCTGTTATTGCTTTAAGTGCAACTAATGGAACTGTTATTACCGGAACAACTTCGTTAACTATATCTCGTTCTCTTCTTATTCCTGCCAATACATTTACAGGCAATGGTGTGCTTGAGATTTTAGCAAGATATCAAAAGATAGGTACTATTGGTGGAAACTCTTGTACGGTATATGTAAACACATCTCCAACATTAACAGGAGCATCTTTAGTGGCAACGTTTGCATCAAATATAGGACAGACATTGGTTCAGGGTATTAGAACATTTAGAATAAACTCAAATACTTTAACGTCTCTTAATGCATCTACAGGAGTTCAAAATGATAATGCAGTGAGTACATCAAGTAAATCTTCAGCTGTATTTAATGCATCTGTAGATAACTACATTTTATTTTGCGTTCAGAACGGAGCTGTTGGAGACAGCAATGTTGTTCAGATGGCAAGAGTTGTAAAATACGAATAATTTAAAATCACATATATATGCTTAACTTAATTACAATACCAAACGGATTCATCATGAACAGTTCAGATTACTTGTTCGATGGTGAGATTGAGATTATCTCAGAAACACAATGTCATGTGCCAACAGACCAAGGTATCATTCTACTTGACTTGTCATGCACCATTAATGATGTTACATATACTGACATCAACTTGTTTGTAGCAGCCTTAAAAGGGGAGTAATGGCAAAGATTAAAGAAATTAGTAACTTTGTTGAAGCTCCTAAGAAGAGCCGTAGCGGCGTACACGCCAAAAGCAAGACAAGTAAGTTGAAAACAAGCAAGAACTATACCAAGAAGTATAGGGGACAGGGAAAATGACTGTGACTATGGCAGATATATGGACATTGATTTTAGGCTCAATTGTGGCCATAATTGGCTACTTCCTTAAGATGGTTCACACAGATGTTCGTAATAACACTGAATCTCTAGGAAAGCTAAAAGGAAAGATTGAGTTAGTAGAACAAGAGTCACGACTCAAATATCAAGCCATTCAAGAGCAGACACAATTAGAGATAAAGAATCTCGCAAGAAGCGTAGCTGAGTTATCAGACGCGGTAAAACAATTGATAATTAATAGATAATGGATACAACATCAACAGCACCTGATTTCGGTGTATTTAGTCAATTAGCTGACTACGGCCCTATTGGATTAGCGGCATTAGCACTTGGATATGTGGCTTGGGTATTTATTAAAAGACACCTAGATAATAATAAGTAATGTCATTCGGTCCATTTGAAGTACTTACGCAATATGGTGTACTAGGCTTTGCAGTATTAGCCCTAGGATATCTTTGTTGGATGTTTCTAAATCGATTAATGAAAAGCGAGGATGACCTTAAAGAAAAGGTAAACGGTCTTGAAGGAGAGTACAGAGAGAAGCTTGAGCAAAAGCTAACCGAAACAACGGATAGCTCTAAGAGTTTGAAGGAGATAGTCCTAATGTTCTTGAGCAAGAAATGAAAAGAAAGCTACTTATTGTTGGCTCTCTATTTATAACACTTGTAGTAATTCAAGTGTTCTCAAGTGGACATGGGCACGTTGTAGTAGTTGAGGATAATATACATCTAACAGGAGAGAATAAAAAGCTAACCACGGAAAATAAAAAGTTGACAAATAGTGTTAGTAAGCTAGAGGCTGAAAAAGAAGATTTAATAGAAGATAAAGTAAGTCTTGAGAATATGGTGTCTGAAGTGATAGGGGACTTGGATAGTACCAAGTCAGTTGTTAAGGACATCAAAAATGAATTGAAAAATGAAAAGGATATTGTTCGTAAGCAGTCTAGTGGTAAGCAGTTTGAGTTTCAGCCAATCACGCTACCCACTTCAGACGATAATTGATGGTGACTCTGTTGTCATCCTTACCAAAGCGCAGGCTGACACGATAAACTCAATATTCGAAAACCAAAAGACTAAGATTGCAAATTTTAAGCAGGAAGCAAAAGTAAAAGACTCAATTATTTCATTAAGAGATACCTTACTTGTTTATTACGCACAACGATATACAGAGTATAAAACAATAATTGAAACTCAGATTGTGCGTGAGGATAAATTTGACACCATAAGAGGATGGCTAATTAACAGAGCAAAGGAGGGGAGTTGGATATACTACTCTTATTTAAACAATGAGATAGTAGCTGTAGACCTGTCTGACTACGTTGTAAGAAAGGATGACTATACAGGTGATATTATGTTCTACAAGAGGACAGAAGATTGCCCTAATGATAACAAGCAAAAAGAACCGCCTGTTGGTTGGCACTACGATGTGGTAAAACCAAAAAGACCTAAACTAAATATTTTTAAATTATGAAAAAGTTTTTCAGAGAGTTAATCTCAGACGATAATCAAATTAACGAGCAGGCCTTTGTAGGCGTGATTTCTTTTTTTGCAATGGTATTCGTATTGATGACAGACGTCATTACGGGAATCATTGGTAATGAACTAGTAATCAAAGAATTTATTTTTGATGGATTTATGTTACTAACTTTGGGTGCGTTTGGTATTACTACTGCCGGGCGTATTTTAAAACTTAAAAACAAAGATAAAGATGCAACTAAGTAAAAATTTATCACTTGCAGAAGTAACACGTAGTGAAACTGCAAAACGTAAAGGCATTTCAAATATGCCTACACCTGAGCATTTAGAGAACTTCAAGAAATTGGCTGAGAACGTATTTCAACCAATCCGTGAGCACTTCGGTAAACCAATCCATATTTCATCCGGATATCGCTCCGCAGCGTTGAATAAGGCGGTTGGGGGCTCATCTTCCAGCCAACATTGCACAGGCGAAGCGATTGATATTGATATGGATGGGACTGATATCACAAATGCTCAAATCTTTCATTTTATCAAAGACAATTTGAACTTTGACCAAATGATTTGGGAGTTTGGAAATGAGACAAATCCTGATTGGGTACACGTATCTTATGAGTCAACAGGAAAACAGCGCAAGCAAATTTTAGTTGCTAAGCGAGTAGGTGGTAAAACTACTTATGTTCCATACAAATGAGAAACAAACTAGCCGGAACTAAAAAGGGTAAGTCTGATAGCGCTAAGTACTATCAGGAGCATCCTGAGGCTCGTAAGAAAAAGATTGCTTACGACACTAAATATCATTCTACAGAGAGTAGAAAGGAGTACCGCGCTGAGTTGTTAAAGATAAATAGAAAGAAGGGTACTGCAGGGAACGGAGACGGAAAAGATGTGGCGCACACATCAAAGACTACCACGCGTATGCAGTCACAATCTAAAAACCGCGCTGATAAAAAGCGCTCATTTTTTAAATAATGAAAAAAATTGCGCTCATAATTATATCTATGCACCTACTTTTATCGTGCTCTCTTCACTATCATCTTGAGAAGGCGATGAAGAAAGGGTATCGTTGTGATGATGTCAGCGATACAATTAAAATTACATCAGTAGATTCTGTACCTGTAATTGTACACGACTCAATCGTGTGGGAAAAGTTCTTTGTTACAAAAGATACCATTATAAAGTACAAGACATCCTACATTCCTAAAACACGTTGGCAGACAAGAATTGAGTATAAGTTAAAGCGCGATACTATCAGGCAGATTCAAAAGATTGAGGTGGCTAAACATAAATCACAAAAGAAAGGCAACGGGAATCTCGGTAATCTTTGGCTACTATTTTTCATAGGATTTGCTGTTAGTACAATCATTCATTACCTGTTCAAATTCTCTAAATTTAATTTATGAGTAAATTCCGTCCAAGGATTACACGAGAGGAGTTTGAGATAGTTTCTCAGTACCGAGCAATTAAAAATGAGGCCAATGACTTAGGTCTTAATGATAAAGACGTAAAGCATGGTTGGATAAAATCTAAGACATCATCATTATTCTTTAAGAACCCAAACTTCAAGGAGAAGGAGGAGGAGAATTACGAGCGGATTCGTGAGTCTATCTTAAAGGATATTGATGCGCATACACCCAAGTATGAGATATTAAAGAGAGATGACTTAGAGGAATCTCATCTATTGGTAATAGACCCCGCTGACGTGCACATAGGTAAACTATGCGATGCTTTTGAGACCGGAGAGACGTACAACAATCAGATAGCAGTTCAGCGCGTCTTAGAAGGCGTCCAAGGCATTTTAGATAAATCTAAAGGATTCAACATCGACAAGATACTTTTTATTGGTGGTAACGACATCCTTCACATTGACACACCGAGACGAACCACTACGGCAGGTACTCCTCAGGATACGGACGGAATGTGGTACTCTAATTTTTTAATAGCAAAACAATTATATGTTGAGATTCTTGAAAGGCTCCTTGCTGTGGCTGACGTTCATTTTACTTTTAATCCCTCAAACCACGATTATGTTCATGGCTTCTTCCTTGCTGACGTTATTAGAACGTGGTTTAAAGACTGCAAACAGATTACTTTTGACTGCTCAATTTCGCATAGGAAGGCATTTAGATATGGACTAAACCTAGTTGGGACTACTCATGGAGATGGTGCTAAGAACCAAGACCTTCCGTTATTGATGGCTACGGAGTTTCCAATAGATTGGGCCGCTACAAAACATAGATACGTGTACACGCATCACGTGCATCATAAGTTCTCAAAAGACTACATTGGAGTAACCGTTGAGTCATTACGCTCTCCATCGGGTGCGGACTCATGGCATCACGTCAAAGGCTATCAGCACGCCCCCAAAGCGATTGAAGGATTTTTGCATCATAAGATTAATGGGCAAGTTGCACGTTTATCCCATATATTCTGATTTTCATTATCTTTGTCATATAAATTTAATAAAATGAAAGTAGAAAAATTTTTAAAGACAGAAGAATTAGAGACGTTGCAAAAGATGCAAGCGGACTTTAACAAGGCAAAGCTTGCTTTGGGAGATTTAGAGTTAGAGAAGCACGAGCTTCTTAAGCGAATGGATTTCTTGCGAGCTCAATTTAGTGAACAAGAGAAGTCACTCATTGCTATTTACGGACAGGATGCTGTCATTAATATGCAAACGGGTGAGGTAACCAAAAAAGAAAAATAAAACATGGGAAAGATTAGTACATACGCAGTTGATTCAACTCCTTCATTATCAGACAAGCTTATTGGTACTGAGGTGGGGAACCTAGATGCTACAAAGAACTATACTATTAGTAGTATTGTTTCGCTTGCTAATGCTAATCTTACTGCAAATCAAGTTTTAAACGGAATATCATTTGCTACTCAGACTCCATCAGCATTAGATACGCCATTAGTTGTATCATTCGGTGCTGCTCAAGGCAGCCCTTCAACAGATGTGTCTATTGACACTTTTGGTAAGGTTACTTTTAATAAAGCAGGACTGTATATGATTAATGGCTTCGGCTCTGTAGAACGTCAAGGTTCGTCAGGTGGTGTTTCTATATTATTGTTTAGAGCTTTACTTAATGGTGTTCAAGTTAGTGTAACTAAGGGTTTTCATCTTGACTCTCCAAACATCGATATTCCTTACGAGGTAACTATTCCATTTAAAGCAAACGCAGGAGACATATTTTGGTTTGAAATTATGCGCGACTCTTCGGGTGTAAACCAAGGCGGATTATACGGACACACAGTTCTAGGAGGTTGGTCAAACGTTCCGTCTTCTCAAATTCAAATTTGGAAATTTAGCTAATGGACATTAGAAAAATATCTATCGGTCCTGACTACAAGGGTAGCGCTATGCACTACATCTGTGGTCAAGAGATATTGGGTGGGTCAAATACGATTCACCTAATACGATACGATATGGACAAATCTTCAATCAAGATTTACATCATAAATAAAAAAGAGGAGGTTGTGCTGTGGAAGGAGTTCACGCACACCATGCCAATTGCAATTGAATATAATATAAATTATTAATGAAATCCCCATTCTACTTCATAGTAAAACCTATGGAGGGGAAGAGATACAGCAATACCGGGGACTTTGGAGGAGTTGAGTTAATAGTTAGCACTTCAGAAGAAGACTTCAAATTCTCGAACAGGTACGCTGAGGTTATTGAAACCCCTATAGGATACACCGGTCCAATTGAGCCGGGTGATACACTAATCGTTCACCATAACGTATTTAAGTTCTACAACGACGTTCAGGGCCGTAGGAAAAGCGGAATGAGCTTTTTTAAAGACGACTTGTTCTTTGTTGACTTTGACCAATTCTATATGTATAAAAAGGATGGTGATTGGACGGCTAACGGAAGATTCTGCTTTGTTGAGCCTGTTGATACGATTGATTCTTTTATTTACAAACCATTTAGTGAAGAACCACTTATGGGTACAATGCGTTACCCGAATGAGTACTTAAAATCTCAAGGAATTAATCCCGGTGATTTAATTTCATTTGAGCCTGACTCTGAGTATGAGTTTACTATTAACGATAAGAAGATGTATCGTATGCTTGAGCAAAACATAAAAATTCTGTTATGAGCAAGGTAAAAGACATAAAGCTTAGAATCATCTCGGCAGGAGAGCAAGCCGTTGAGCAGCTAATAAAGGTTGCTAAGGAGCAAATCATTAAGCCTGACCCTGAGGATGAGCTTTCAGCAGACAGATTAAAAAATGCTGCAGCTACTAAGAAGCTTGCTATATTTGATGCGTTTGAGATTCTAAATCGCATTGAGCTAGAGCGAGAGAACTTAGAGCTACTAGATAAAGGCCCTAGCAAGGTAGATACTAAACAAGGATTCGCTGAACGTCGTGCAGGAGGGAAGTAGTTTATATAAGGTCGTCGAGAAGGCTATACCAAAGGCTGCTTTTACTCGAAAGAATAACGATAGGTCATGGGCGTATGGTTACAACGAAGACTACGACGTGGTTGTTATATCAAAGACAGGACGTATTGGAGAGATAGTAGACATACAAGGTTTAAGAGTTGCTCTTCCTGAGGTTCCTCAAAAGTGTCTTCAAAGACACTCTAAACCATCTGAGCAGTATTGGGAGAGAATGGATATGCCAAAGGAGCTTACTCGTATTCAATCTATATTTCAATGGAACGATATGCCTACCGAGTTTAAGAACAGGTGGGTAGATTATATTGAGCAGGAGTTTGACTACCGTGAGCAAGGCTGTTGGTTTATGAACAACGGAAAGCCTACCTACATCACGGGGTCTCATTATATGTATTTGCAGTGGTCTAAGATTGACATCGGATATCCTGACTACCGTGAGGCAAACCGCATCTTCTTTATATTTTGGGAAGCCTGTATGGCTGACCCGCGCAGCTTTGGTATGATATACCTTAAGATACGTCGCTCGGGATTCTCATTCATGTCATCATCCGAGTGTGTCAACATTGCAACTCTTGCTAAGGATTCACGCGTTGGTATGCTCTCAAAGACGGGTGCGGATGCCAAGAAGATGTTCACCGACAAGGTTGTGCCAATCAACAGCAACCTTCCGTTCTTCTTCAAGCCTGTAATGGATGGTATGGACAAGCCAAAGACTGAGCTTGCGTACCGCGTACCTGCAGCTAAGATTACAAAGAAGAATATGCACGACGTGGATGAAAATGAGATTACGGGTCTTGACACCACTATTGACTGGAAAAACACAGAGGAGAACTCTTACGATGGTGAGAAGTTAAAGTTCTTAGCTCATGACGAATCTGCCAAGTGGACAAAGCCAAACAACATCCTAAACAATTGGCGTGTAACCAAGACGTGTTTGCGTTTGGGGTCAAAGATTATTGGTAAGTGCATGATGGGCTCTACGTCAAATGCACTAAGCAAGGGTGGTGAGAACTACAAAAAACTTTATGAGGACTCTAGGGTTGTGACAAGAAATGCCAACGGACAGACTAAGTCAGGTCTTTACGCATTGTTTATTCCTATGGAGTGGAACATGGAGGGCTTTATTGACATCCATGGTATGCCTGTGTTTAGAAAGCCATTTGATAAAATCAGAGGCGTTGACGGAAATTGGATTACAAATGGAGCTATAGACTATTGGGAGGCAGAGGTTGATTCACTTAAGGGTGACGCAGACGCGCTTAATGAGTTTTACCGTCAGTTCCCTCGTACTGAGTCACACGCATTTAGGGATGAGAGTAAATCCTCATTGTTTAACCTTACTAAGATATATCAGCAGATTGACTACAACGATGCTTTAATATCAGAGCACTACTTAACACGTGGGTCTTTCCATTGGAGAGATGGTATTAAGGATAGCAAGGTTGTATTCTCACCTGACAAAAATGGCAGGTTCTTGGTGTCTTGGGTTCCTCCTGCTCACTTGCAGAACAGAGTAATAGAGAAAAACGGACTTAGATACCCTGCCAATGAGCACATGGGGGTATTTGGTTGTGACCCCTATGACATATCGGCAGTTGTTGGCGGTAGAGGCTCAAACGGCTCACTGCATGGAATGACTAAGTTCCACATGGATGAGGGTCCTACAAATGAGTTCTTTTTGGAGTACATTGCTAGACCTCAAACAGCAGAGATATTCTTTGAAGAGGTTTTGATGGCGTGCGTATTTTACGGTATGCCAATTCTTATTGAGAACAACAAACCTCGTTTGCTCTACCACTTTAAGAACAGAGGATACAGACCGTACTCAATCAATAGACCTGACAAGCACTACTCTAAGTTGACACCGACAGAGCGTGAGTTAGGTGGTATACCAAACTCCTCAGAGGATGTCAAGCAATCTCATGCATCAGCTATAGAGAGCTACATCGAGAAGTACGTAGGATTAGACTCAGCGGGTATATATAGACAGCCTGATGAGATGGGCTCAATGCCTTTCACTAGAACACTCAGCGATTGGGCTAGGTTCGATATTAGCGATAGAACTAAATTTGATGCCTCTATTAGCTCAGGATTGGCTATTATGGCCAATCAGAAGCACTTATACATACCGGAGAAAAAAGAATCAAAAATATCTCTTAAATTTGCAAGATATAGTAATGATGGGAATATAAGTCAACTTATTAAATGAAAGAAGTAAAAGTAAACGTACCCTCCACTGCATTTCCGAGTCAATTTGTTTCTGACGCAGAAAAGAACACTGCAGAATTTGGCATCCAAATAGGGCAAGCTATCCAATACGAGTGGTTTCGTAAGGACGGAAATCAATGTAGATATTATAGCCAATGGAGAGACTTCCATCGTTTAAGGTTGTACGCCCGTGGCGAGCAGTCTGTTGCTAAATATAAAAATGAACTTTCAGTTGATGGTGACCTGTCATACTTAAACTTAGATTGGACTCCCGTCCCAATCTTGCCAAAATTTGTTGACATCGTTGTGAATGGTATGTCTGACCGTATGTTCAAGGTTAAGGCTTACGCACAGGATGCAATGTCTCAAGCAAAGAGAAGTAAGTTCCAAGATGTACTTGAGGGTCAAATGATTGCAAAAGAACCATTGATGAAAATCAAGGAGAAGTCAGGATTCGACCCATTTGTTATGAACCCTGAGGACCTTCCTGAAACTGACGAGGAACTATCATTGTATATGCAGCTTAACTACAAGCCTGCTATAGAAATTGCTGAAGAGGAAGCTATCAATACTATTCTTGAGGAAAATAAGTACATGGACTTGCGTAAGAGACTTGACTACGACCTTACGGTTCTAGGCATCTCTGTTGCTAAGCATGAGTTCCTTCCCGGTTCAGGTGTTCAAGTGTCATACGTAGACCCTGCAAACGTGGTCTATAGCTACACTGAAGACCCTTACTTTAAAGATTGTTTTTATTGGGGTGAGATTAAGACAGTTCCTATTACGGAGCTTTTAAAGATTGACCAATCACTTACACGTGAGGACCTTGATGAAATCTCAAAATACAGCCAAAGTTGGTACGACTACTACAACGTAGCTCAGTACTACCAAAATGACATCTTTTACCGTGACACTTGTACGTTACTATACTTTAACTATAAGACCACTAAGAAAGTTGTTTACAAGAAAAAGTTCTTGGAGAACGGTGGTGTTCGCGTAATTGCAAAAGACGACACGTTCAACCCACCTGCAGATATGATGGAGGAGGGCAAGTTCGAGAAGATTGAAAAGATAATTGATGTTTGGTACGAAGGCGTAATGGTCATGGGTACAAACATTCTACTTAAGTGGGAGATGTCTGAGAATATGGTTCGTCCTAAGTCTTCATCTCAACACGCTATACCAAACTACGTAGCTATTGCACCTCGTATGTACAAGGGTGTAATCGAATCATTGGTTCGTCGAATGATTCCATTTGCTGACTTGATTCAAATTACGCACTTAAAGATGCAGCAAGTTATTGCACGTACCGTTCCTGACGGTGTGTTCATTGACGCTGATGGTCTTAATGAGGTTGATTTAGGTACGGGAGCAGCTTACAATCCTGAGGATGCGCTACGACTATACTTCCAAACGGGTAGTGTAATCGGACGTAGCTATACTCAAGATGGTGAGTTCAACAATGGACGAGTTCCTATCCAAGCTATTACAGGAAGCACAGGTTCCTCAAAATTACAGACGTTAATTGCAAACTATAACCATTACATGGATATGCTACGTTCTGTCACAGGGCTTAACGAAGCACGTGACGGCTCTATGCCTGACCCGAGAGCATTGGTTGGAGTACAGAAACTTGCAGCGCTTAACTCGAATACGGCTACACGCCATATCTTAGAGGCTAGTTTATTTATGTTCCGCTCATTAGCTGAGGCAATGACATACCGAGTGGCTGACATTCTACAGTACGCAGACTTTAAGGAAGACTTTGCAAATAGAATCGGAAAGTATAACGTGTCAATCTTAAATGAGATTAAGGACCTATACGTTTACGATTTTGGAATCTTTATTGAAATATCACCGGATGAAGAAGAAAAAGCACAACTCGAGCAGAACATTCAAGTCGCGCTATCTAAAGGCGATATTAACCTTGAGGATGCGATTGATATCCGTGAGATTAAAAATATCAAATTGGCTAATCAGCTTCTTAAGGTTAAACGAGTTAAGAAGCAGGATAGAGAGGAGCGACTTCAGATGCAACAGCAGGCTATGGTTGCTCAGCAAAACCTACAGTCACAGCAAATGGCAGCTGAAACAGCTATGGCTAAAATTCAAGCAGAGACTCAGGCTAAGATGCAAATAAAGCAAGCTGAGGTTGCATTCGAGATTGAGAAGATGAAGAACGAGGCCGTACTCAAACAACAGCTAATGCAGACTGAGTTTGATATGCAGATGCAATTAAAGGGCATGGAGACTCAGACACTGAAACAGAGAGAGGATGAGAAGGAGAAGGCTAAGGATAAGAGAATCTCTATTCAGAATAGTCAGCAATCAAAGCTAATTGAGCAACGCAAGAACAACTTACCTCCAATTGATTTTGAATCAAATGAGGATAGCTTGGATGGTTTTGACTTAGCTGAGTTTGAGCCTAGATAGTATTGAAAAAATACTATTAAAAAAATGTATAATTTTGTAATGTAAATTTTAATCAAATGGAAATCAAAGTCAGAGATTTGGGAGCGACCGAATCAAAAAGCGTTCAAGAAGTTGAACAACAATTATTAGATGAACATCAACAACAACTAGAAGGAACTCAAGAGCCACCTGTAGAAGTTGTAGGTGAACCAACACCAACACCCGCTCAGACTGAAGAGGCTGAGTTGGATGATGATAAAGTTCTTTCATATTTAGGTAAGCGATATGGTCGCGAACTCAAGTCCTTTGATGACTTGGCATCTCAGAGAGATGAGCAAGAAGATATGGACGAGGAGGTTAAGACCTATCTTAAGTACAAAAAAGAAACAGGACGTGGATTTGAAGACTTTAAAGAGTTGAACAAAGACTACGACTCTATGAATGAAAACGACTTGCTTCGTAAATTCTACTTGTCTACACAAGAGGGATTGGATGACGATGACGTCGATGTACTATTAGATGAGTTTTTCTACGATGAAGACTACGACGATGAGTCAGTAGTTAAGAAGACAAAACTCAAAAAGAAAAAGGCTGTTAATGAGGCAAAGAAATTCTTTAACGACCAAAAAGAGAAATACAGAGTTCCACTTGAGTCAAGTACGAGCTCTTCTCCTAAAGTCGATTTAGAAGAGTATGAGTCTTATAAACAATATATGTCGGAAGCTAAAAGCCTCGAGGAGGATAATATGCGTAAAGCCGAATGGTTTCAGCAAAAGACTGAAGAGCTATTCAACGGTGATTTCAAAGGTTTTGATTTTGCTGTGGATGACAAGAAATTCACCTTTTTGCCTGCAGACCGCGAGGAGATAAAAAAGATTCAGAGTAACCCATACAGCTTCATTACGAAGTATTTGGATGAGAATGGATTGATGAAAGACGCAGCAGGATACCATAGGTCTTTAGCAATGGCAATGAACCCTGAGCGCTTCGCTAAGTTCTTTTATGAGCAAGGCCAAGCAGATGCAACGGATGACTTGAGTCGTAAGATTAAAAATGTAAATATGTCTGAGAGGAGAGCGCCCGAGAGTATCGGCAATGGGGAAATGAAAATTAGAGCCGTAAACCCTGATTCGGGTAGCAAGCTCAAAATTGTAAGTAGAAAAAATTAATAACTAACAAAAACAAAAAACAATGCCAGTTTTATCAACCCCCGGGTTTAATTTGCAGCCAAATGCTCAACAAGTAGCATTGCAAACAAACTACATTACTAACTTCGACTTCTTGAATCAGTATCTTCCTGATACTTACGAGAAAGAATTTGAGCGTTACGGAAATCGTACTGTATCTTCATTCTTACGAATGGTAGGTGCTGAGATGCCGTCTAACTCAGATATGATTAAGTGGACTGAACAAGGTCGTCTTCACACTAAGTACACTAACTGTAACGCTAACTCAGCTATTACTGCTGATACAGCTACAATCACAGTTAACGACGTGTTGATTCCAACTGCTTCAGGTAAACCAATCGCTATCCGTGTCGGACAAACAATCAACGTTTCTGACAACGCTACAGGTGCTTCTAACAAAGCTATCGTAACTGCAGTTAACACTACTACAGGTGTTGTTGACGTTGCTTACTACGAAGCTGCAGGTCAAGCTTTTGCTATTAACTCAACTGTTACCATCTTCATCTATGGTTCTGAGTTCAAAAAAGGTACTAACGGAATGGTTGGTTCTTTGGAAGCTGACGATGATTTCTTCTCTAACAGCCCAATCATCCTTAAGGATAAGTATGCTGTTAACGGTTCTGACATGGCTCAAATTGGTTGGGTTGAAGTAACTACTGAGAATGGTGCTACAGGTTACCTTTGGTACTTGAAGTCTGAGCACGAAACTCGTCTTCGCTTTGATGACTACCTCGAAACATCTATGATTGAAGCAGTTCCTGCTGCCGCTGCATCAGGTGCTGTAGGTCTTGGTTACAAAGGTTCTGAAGGTGTATTCTACGCAGTAAACACTCGTGGTAACGTGTTCGGTGGTGGTATCCCTGCCAACATGGCTGACTTTGACACCATCATCCAACGTTTGGACAAGCAAGGTGCTATCGAAGAGAACGTATTGTTCTTAAATCGTGCATTCAGCTTGAACGTAGATGACATCCTCGCATCTCAAAACTCTTACGGTGCTAACGGTACTTCTTACGGTTTGTTTGACAACGATAAGGATATGGCTTTGAACCTTGGTTTCACAGGTTTCCGTCGTGGTTCTTACGACTTCTACAAGTCAGATTGGAAATACCTTAACGACCCAACAATGCGTGGTGGCCTTCCTACAGGTGCTGCTGCTACAGGTACTATTACAGGTATGTTGGTTCCTGCAGGTTCTACAACTGTTTACGACCAAGTACTTGGTAAAAACGCTAAGCGTCCGTTCTTACACGTTCGTTACCGCGCTACTGAGGCTGAGAATCGTCGTTACAAGACTTGGATTACAGGTTCTGCCGGTGGTGCTGCTACTAGCGACCTCGATGCAATGGAAGTAAACTTCTTATCTGAGCGTGCTGTATGTACACTTGGTGCGAACAACTTCTTCTTGTTCCGTTACGGTGCATAATCAATAGGAATAATAAAATGGGGAGTGTCTTCAAAGACACTCCCCTATTTTTAAAGTTTAATTATATCAAATAAAATGAAAGCAACACAAAAACAAATCAGCGTAAATAAAATTTACAAGCTTAAGAATGATGCAGCTCCGTTATCATTCATTTTACCATCTAGAGGAACTGACCGATACCCATTACTTTGGTGGGATGAGGCAAATGGTATCAACCGAGAAATCCGCTACGCGGTAAATCAAAAAAGCCCATTTCAAGATGAGCAAGATGGCAATGCAATTGTAGAGCCAATTATCTTTGAGGATGGATTTTTAAATGTCCCAAAAACAAACCCTGTTCTGCAGCAGTTCTTACACTACCACCCACTCAATGGTCTTTCTTTTGAAGAGATTAACCTCGAGAAGGATGCGTCTAAAGAACTAGAGAGAATCAACTACGAGGTTGATGCCTTAATTCGCGCTAAAGAACTTACAGTTGACCAAATGGAAACTGTGTACAGAATCCTATTCAACATCAGTCCTGATAGAATTACAACAGCAGAGATGAAACGTGACATCTTGGTATTTGCCAAGAATGAGCCGGAGAACTTTGTCAACTTACTTGACGACCCGATGTTAAACACTCAGTCAACAGTACAAATATTCTTTGAGAAAAGACTTCTTGTATTCAAGAATCAAAATAAAGAGATTTGGTTTAACACACCATCTAACAAAAAGAAGATGATGAATGTACCATTTGGTGCAGACCCATACGCAGAGCTTGTCGAGCACTTCACATCTAAAGAAGGTCTAGACGCTCTAAAAATGTTAGAGAGTAACTTAGAATTGATGTAATCAATTTACATTTCTCAAAGCATAAGGCGTCCATTGGGCGCCTTTTGTTTTTTATGTATCTTTGTAAAAAGGATTAAAATGATTAACTCAGTAAGAAATACTGTACTCTCCGTATTAAATAAAAACAACTACGGGTATATATCACCATCTGACTTTAACTTGTTTGCAAAGCAGGCACAGATGGAAATCTATGAGGAGTACTATAGTAGTTATAATAAGGCAATTAATGCTGAGAATGCTCGATTATCAGGTACAGAGTACGCTGACATTGAGAATCCAATAGCTGAGGTCTTAGAAGGTTTCTTACGTAATGATACATTAGTACAGGTTGCACCTGCTACAAATCAATACTATGTACCGTCTCTTGTGACGACAGGTTTTAACTTCTACATGATTAGTAGACTTACTTGTTTTAATGGCACTACAAGGTTAGGTGATGCGGAGAAGGTTGCTAACGCTAGGCTGTATATGCTATTGGATTCAATGCTTACAGCTCCTACTACACAATATCCTGCATATATAATTGAGGGTGACGTCATATCTGTTTATCCTGACACAATCAACGGCGTATCGTCTTTGAAGTGTTCATACTTTAGATTACCATTAGACCCTAAGTGGACTTACATTAGCTTGCCTAACGGTGAGCCTGCATTTGACCAATCGCAGCCTGACTATCAGGACTTTGAGCTTCCCGGTGAAGATGAATATAAATTAGTAATGAAGATACTTCAGTACTGCGGTATGTCAATTAGAGAGATTCAAGTTGCTCAGTATGGTATTCAGCAAGAGCAGTCTGAGAACCCTGCATTTAGCACACAACAATAATAGACCATGGCATATATTTCACAATATCAGTACTATGAGAATGGTGGTAACGCACCTGAGGACGCCAATTGGGGGTCTTATCAATACGTAAGTTTAAAGGAGATTGTAAACAACTTCTTATTGATGTACTCTGGTAATCACTCATTGATTAACAATGAGGAGCGCTATAAGATTATATTTCATGCAAAGCGTGCAATCCAAGAGCTCAACTACGATGCGTTCAAGGAAATCAAGGTGCTAGAGCTAAACGTTTGCGAGAAGCTTCGTTTTGTTTTGCCATCTGACTACGTAAATTGGGTGCGCATCTCCTTGTACAAGGATGGATGGTTACGTCCACTTAGTGAGAACATTCAGACGTTGTCATCGAAAGCTTATTTGCAGGACAATAACTGCAACATTCTATTTGACCAAGACGGTAACGTTCTTGAGCCTCAGTACTCTGCAATTGACTTTGATAGAATTACAGGAAGTAAAAAGAGCATTTACCTAAATCCGGGTAGCCAATTTGATGGCCAAGAAGGATGGTCTATAGATGGTAATTGGTATTTCGACTACGGAATCTCTGCTCGTTTTGGCTTAAATACTGAGACAGCAAATTTCAATCCTACGTTCAATGTAGATAAAAAAGCAGGTGTAATTAACTTCTCGTCAGACATGGCGGGTGAATTGTGCATCCTTGAGTACGTCTCTGATGGTATGGAGAACGGTGACGACAGCTTAGTAACTGTAAACAAGTTATTTGAGAAGTACGTGTACGCATACATCATGTATGAGATACTTAACTCAAAGCTTGGCGTACAAGAGTACGTCATACTTAGAGCTCGTAAAGAAAAGACTGCATTGTTACGTAATGCTAAAATTAGAATCAGTAATATACATCCGGGTAGACTTCTTATGAACCTACGTGGCATGGATAAGATTATGAAGTAGTATGGCTAATCTTACAAGAAACTTTAATGCAGGTAAAATGAACAAAGTCGTCGATGAGCGACTTGTTCCTGATGGTCAATACATTGACGCGCTTAATGTGCGTATGGGTTCTACCGAAGAAAAAAGCATCGGCGCTATTGAGAACACAAAGGGTAATTTAAAATTAACCTCTTTGGTCTACATAGACGGAACTCCATTAAGCACTGACGCTAGAGCGATTGGTGCTTTTGAGGACGGCTCACTTGAGACGGTATATTGGTTTGTACATGACCCTAGCTTTACTGTAGGTGCTACAGGCAAACTTGACCTAGTTGTTTCTTTCAATATTCTTACGAACATACTTACGTATCACGTTATTAGTATTGACGATGGAGATGGTGTAAACACAACTTTAAACTTCAACCCTACATACGTTATTACAGGTGTTAACAAGATTGATGACTTGTTATTTTGGTCGGATGATTACAACCCGCCTAGATTTATCAATGTAAAGGAGAATTATCCAAATCCTTCTCCTGCAAATATTGACTACTATGTGGCATTACCTCCTGCACCGCTCGCACCGCATCCTGAGATTTTAAATGAGCGTCTTCAGGTAATTAAAAAGCCACCTATGAGCTCTCCTGAGCTTCAGCTTACGAATACACCGGGGCAAGAGAATTTTCTAGAGGAGAACTTTATTTGCTTTGCGTATCGATACAGATATGCTGACAATCAATACTCAGCTATATCTCAATTCAGTGAGCCTGCATTTATACCGCAGGAATTTAGCTTTAGCAATGACAGCTACTTGAATAATGGTATGATTAACGAGTTCAACTCTGTTGAAGTAACATACAATACAGGTGGCCCATTAGTAGTTGGTATTGACCTTATCTTTAAGGATATGGACAATAACATCATTAAAGTTATTGAGAAACTAGACAAGTCAAAACTTGGTCTTTCAGACAACACTGATTATACATACAACTTTACAAATAGCAAGATATTTACAGTTCTACCTGACTACGAGATTTTAAGATTGTACGATAACGTGCCTCTTTTAGCTAAAGCCCAAACGATTATGGGCAATCGCTTGATGTATGGGAACTACTTAGAAGGATACGACTTGCTTGATAAATTTGGTCAACCTGTAAAGTTTGAGTACTACACATCATTAAGAACTGAAGAAATCGGCTTAACTGATATAGACAATACCAAATCAATAGGAGACTATGCAATAAATGGTGCTGTGTCAATTACTGATGCGGTATTAAATATAGATTTAACAGGTATTCCTTTAACAGAGGGCTCTGTTTTAAACATAGACTTTGGATTAACTCACTCAGCATTTTCAGGAAGCACTCCTTATCCCGTTCAAACAAATAGTAATGTGGATGTATCGTTTACATATTATTTACCATCAACGTTTGCATCTGTTTTTGATATGGTCTCTGACTCATCATTCTTAGATGCTGTTGGAACTATTGCTAATATTCAAACATTGCCTAATGCGTGTTCGGGTACTACTCTATCAGATGCATACAACTGTGCTATGAACCAAAACTTGGACACATACACAAAGTACACGAGTGGTATAAATACAAATAACTTATTAGTATCGGCAACATCAGTTGGCAATATAATATCATTTCAGTTCCCTGCAATGGTTTACGTTGACAACACAACAACTCCTACATACTTAGCATATGAGTATATGAAGGTAGTGTCTGCAGAATCTGCTTTTCAATCAATTTCTCAAAATCAAAGCTTACACAGTAATCGTGACTATGAGGTTGGTATTGTTTACATGGATGAGTTTGGTCGTTCTACAACTGCATTAGTTAGTGAGCTAAACACCGAGCACGTTCCTTGTTCAAATTCAAATACAAAGAATAGTATTATTGTAACTATTCCTGATGCTCAAGTAGCTCCTTATTGGGCAACTAAGTATAAGTTTGTCATAAAACCTAATACAGAGAACTACGAGACTATTTACAGTAGTATATTCTTTATTGACCCAAATACTAAAAACGCATACTTCTTACTAGAAGGTGAAAACTCAAGAAAGGTTGAGGTAGGAGATAGACTTATTGTTAAAAGAGATTCATCAGGCCCAATTGATAGCTGTGCTTATGCAACAGTTCTAGATAAGCAATCTGAAGCTGATGACTTCTTAACTATACCAAGTCCATCAAACCCATCTACAAATATTCCTGTACCGGGTGGAGTTTACATGAAAATTAAGCCGAGTAGCTTTAGCGCTATCTTTAATGAGGATTCGTACATTACTGACGGTTTGATTTCATACGAAATGCCGTATCAAACAAATGGAGCTCCTGTTGTTGGATACCCAATGAATATTGAGGACCCTTCGTCCCCGGGTAACTATATAGATTATGATGTTCCTCAAGGAACAATTATTAGAATGAGATTAAAGTTTCAAAGGGGTAAAGACGGTTCTAATGACCAAAACTGCGAAGCTAGAATTTATACATTAGATAAAACTTTAGTGTCTCAAGGAAATTATACTGATATGTATCAGTGGTTTATTTCAGATGATATCGCAAGCATAATCGATGACGGCACTCCATACGTAAGTGGTACAGGTAACTGCCCTATTCAAAATGTATTTAATAGTACTTTACTCGCAGGAACAGTTGTATATCAAAATCCACAGCTACCATTGGGATTTGCTACACCTACAACTTGTATTAACTATTATCAATTCTATAGAAATACAGCAAACAACGAGTTAAAATTATATATTTCGGGAACGCCTACTTGCGGATTTAAGAACTCATCTTTAGAGGTAGAGTTTGAGGTATACCGCGCTGATTCATTATTTGTTTTTGAGACAGAGCCTGCTGATTCATTGCCGGATGTATTCTTTGAGAACAACCTGTCATTTGATATCAATGCACAAGGTGAGCATCAAGGTAACATAATGAATCAAAACTTCTCTTTAGGCAGCCCCGCTGTCGTAGATACAGGTTTCTTTAACTGTTACGCGTTTGGAAATGGTGTAGAGAGCTACAAGATTCGCGACTCTATCACGGGTGCTTACATCACATTGGGTAATCGCGTAACAACTATGCTTGCCGAAGATTACAAGGCAATCAGACGTTACGCTGACATTACGTACAGCGGCGTGTACAACAACGAGAGCAACGTAAATAAACTAAACGAGTTCAACCTAGGGTTATTTAACTTTAAGCCTCTAGAGCGCTCATTTGGGCCTATCTTTATTATGGACGCTCGTCAGACTGACGTGCTTGTTTTGCAAGAAGATAAAATATCATACGTACTTGCTGAGAAGAACTTGCTATCGGACGCGGGTGCAGGAGGCGCATTGACATCAGTCCCTGAGGTATTAGGTACTCAAATTGCACGTGTAGAGAAGTACGGTATATCATTCAACCCTGAGAGTTACATTCAGTGGGGTGAGGATAGATACTTTACAGACGTTAAGCGTGGAGCTGTTATAAACTTAAAAGACAGCGAGACAGGGATGAGTCAACTACAAGTTATCTCTGACTCAGGTATGGGAACTTGGTTCCGTGATTTGTTTAACAACAACTTTACCACTCAAAAGCTTGGCGCTTACGACCCATACTCAAAAGAGTACGTATTAAGCTCAAACGACCAACAGATACCAACCGTAACTGAATGCCTATCATGTGGTGTAACCCAAGAGTTTATATTCACAGAAAGCAAAAGAGCATTTGAGTACTGCGTAAATGTAGGTGACTTGGTTGGTGACGTTGAGATTGAATATAACGTAACATCGATAGAGCCGGACGTAGAGTTTGAAATTACAGCAGACTACAACGGAACTCCTTACACGACAGGTCAAACTTCACTTAGCGGTACGCTAACTGTTGATAAAGACAGCATCATTGCAGATACAATAAATCTTGCTATTGATACAACAGGAGCTGTCGTCATTGAGATTACAGTAAATTGTCCTACGGCAAATGAGCTCACCGTAGTAGAAGTTGTACTTACATCAAATGTAGATGCAGGAAAGAGTATATACTCTCAGTGGAGATACACAGATGGCGCATACACAGGTTCTCTTCAAAGCTCATTGGTATTATTTGCCCCGGGCGTGAATCCAATTGCATCTAGATTTAATAGCGTATCAGGACTTCAAGGTCAGGCGAATATGCCAACTAATGGGAGTACTGTAAGAATGGCATCAAATAAATTTGCGCTTGCAAACTTTGACTTTGATTCCGCTCAAAATAAATTTAGATACCTAAGAACGAATACAGTTTACAATAACAACACAGTAGATATCAATGCATTGATTACTGCTGCATCAGTTGGAACTACTTTAGGTGGTGGTACTTATTACTACGCTAACGTTCCTGCGGGAACATTAGGTAACTACTTATACCTTGTTTGGGATTTAAGAGATACACAAGAGACTAATCTTTGTTGGTCTGCTGACCCACTTGATATAGACTACGTATGTTGCGATTGCGACCCATGCACAGACCCATGTCGTGAGTGGTCTCTTCAAAATGTTGGAGTTGGCTCTGCAGTAGTCAATTATACTGACTGCGACGGAGTTCCTCAAGTAGCCACAATACTTCAAGGTGCAACTCAAATAATATGCGGTCTATCTTCTGATGCACCAACAGTTATATCAGGAGGAGTTATTATAACAATATCGCAAGAATGCGGATGTAGAGAATAAAATTAATTAATATGCCATACTACTTAGATGCACCATCATTAGCCTTAGCAACGGCAGTATATACCAACTCAGCACTAACAGTGTGTGCTGCAGATGGTGTTTACTCAGATGGAAATATTACGCGCATTCAAACAGGATGTGTACTTGGTTCTGCTAAATTCTGTCCATCGTGTGGAGAAGATTGTGGTAATAACTTAGGTGAGTCAAAAAATACACCGGGTGTTTACCTTTCTACAATTGACTTGGGCAATGACCCGGGAGATATTGGGGCTATAATTGTTAGATTTGACCCAATTTTTTACCCTAATGGAATTAAAGCTGTATACAATGGTATTACTTACAATACCTTTAGCTCTCCTATTTATGGACACATGACAGCTCCCGCAGGACTTCCTGTTTACATGGGGGATGAAGATAACGACTGTGGTATATCAACTGTTGGAGTCATAGTAAATAACTATGATTGGGATAACGCTACGAATGCATATGTATACAATGGTACTACATCAGGAGTTAGCGCATTACCATCACAACTTAACTTAACAGTTAACCCTCCGGGAACTTGCATCATGGTTATACCAAAGGTTAACCTTAATCCATCCTCGTTAGACATTACTGTTGAGGCTCCTTGCGGCGCCAATTTCGGTCTTTATGTGACTTGTCCAACTAGACTATTTCCAACGTACACTAGTCAGGTAGCACCTACAGATGAATTAGTATGCGAGTATGAGGATAACCTAATCTACTACAACTATCCTGTAAGCGGTAACGGCGTAACACTTGGTCTATTTGATTGGATTTTTCTAGACCCTTACGGAGAGTCTATTGCCGCAGATGGATACTACCATGCACCTACAATGCTTCCTGCAGCTTACGATTGGTTTTTAGTTCAGAACGGAGTTATTATTCAGATGGGGCAGTGTGATTATAATTCATATGTTCTCACTCGTTGCGCAGACGGCTTTACATTGGTTGCTGAGACAGGAGTTGGTCCTGTAAGCATCGGCGATTTTGTGACGATTTCAGACCCACTTTACGCAGCTTGCGTTTGGGAGGTTACAAGTTTAACTTATACGACTCCTACAGTCACTATCAACTTAATTACTCCTTATACAAATTGCGATGAGGTTTGTGTTTTGTACAGCGTAGACAATATGACAGGTTCATCTGTTACAGCAAGTTACACAGACTGCGATGGTTTACCACAAACTCAGGCTGTTGCAGCTTACACAATTGAGTATATTTGCGCTAGAGTTGGAAGTATCACCATCCCGGGCTCACCGGCAGGTGTAGTTGTTTCACTTGATTCATGCGATTGCGGACTATAATATGGAATATACACTAACATACAGCGATAGCGCGGCGGGTTGGCCGTCGTTCTACTCCTACATCCCTGATTGGATGATTGGGATGAACAATTTTTTTTATACATTCAAGGGCGGTAATCTTTACCGCCACAATGTGAATGCGAATAGAAACACGTTCTACTACGAGTGGTGGCTTCAGTTGGGAAATCCCGATGGAGCGTTTACACCATCTAGAGTAACTAGCGTTTTTAATGACGTTCCTTTAGAAAATAAACTATTCAAAACATTATCATTGCAAGGTGATGATGCGTGGGAGGCGTTTCCAATTGAGACAGATATTCAAAATAGCGGATACATCGAGAAGGATTGGTTTCAGAAAAAGGAGCAGACGTACTTTGCATTTATTCGAAACTCTGGAGATGTTCCTGCAGGTACTGATGAGTACGCACTTCGTTCACTTAATGGTGTTGGTAGAAGCCAAACTGTTACGGGAATTGCGGCTGCTACAGAGGTAAACTTCTCTATATCTCCACTTATTCAAATTGGCTCTATCGCAAGTGTTGGTGACTACTTATACTACTCGCTACCACCTACGTATGGAACGCCTATACTATGTGGTGAAATAACTGACATCGTGCAGAACTACCCTGCGGGTGACAACTACTTTGTTGTTGACACAACTATTACAGGCGGCTCAGTTCCTCCAATTCAAAATGCATACTTCTTGTACGTTAAGAACTCAGTTGCTGAGTCTCATGGGGTACTTGGTCACTACTGCGTGTTCACGCTAGAAAATGACAAAAAGTCAAAAGTAGAACTCTTTGCAGTTGAATCAGAGGTAATGAAGAGTTTTCCTTAATTTTTAATATCTTTGTACTTAAACATATAGTATGTTATTTTCAGCAGCATTAGCGTCAGCAGGATTAGTAGCGGAGGGTGTAACCGCCGGTATTAGTTTGGCGCAGGGATTAAAAAATAGAAGTAAGGCACTTGAGGCACAAGCCAAGGTGACTGAGGCATTAGATAAAGCAAAAAGCTATCTTCAAGTAAACGTGTACGATAAAATGGGGATTGCAAAAGAACCGTTTAAATTAGCACGTGAAGCAGCTATTCAACAAGGAGCACTAGCTCTTCAATCTGCCGCAGAAGGCTCTACACGTGGAGCTGCAGCTGCTGCAGGTGGCATTCAAATGGCATTTCAAAATCAAGAGGCTCAGAACAGAGCTGCAATGAGTGAAGAGATGTACGCACTAGGACTTAAGTCAGCTGCGCAAGAGCAGGAGAATATGCAGTACATGGCATCATTAAATTTACAAGAAGCTGAGGGAGCTGCTAAAGCTGCCGCTGATTATGAAACAGCAGCTATGCAATCATTTGCAGGAGCCGCTAAAGGATTAGTTGGAGTAGCAACTACTGCATCAAGCATGGCCCCTGACGTAATTAAAAATCAAGCAGCTAGACGCGTAGGAGGATTAAAAGAATCTTATAATGAAGCAGTTAAGTCAGGTTCTTTACAAGCAGGCCTTTTAGATGCAAATGGTAATCCAATTGGATTCGAAAATGCTATGCTTAGAACCATGGGTATTGATGAAACGCAAGCTCAAGGGCTACCTATTTGGATGGAGGTTCAAGATGAGGTTACTAAAAAACCTAAAAAAGTTTTATCTTCTCCTATGTTTGAGGAATGGCTTCAAGGTAGAAATCCACAGGATTTAAAAGACATGGATAAGACAGGGTTTAATTCATTCAACATGACCTCTGCTTCAGGAGGTGACTTAACTCCATTTTACACACGTAGAAACTAAAATCAATGGCAGATACTTATTACGGATATTCTGAGAGGGTAGCTGAAAATCAAATTGATTGGGCTACAATTGGTCAAGACTTATCAAAAGCCTTAAAGGATGAGGCTGTATTACGAAAAGGTAAGCAGGTAGCTTTAGAAACGTCTATTAGAGAGACGACAAAAAAGATATCAAATTACGAGGTAGGGGATAGCTCTTTAGAGAATCAAAAGATGTCTCAGTTAGCGTCAAACACTACTCAGTATTTACAGACACTTCAGAATCTTTGGAAGAGCGGAGAACTTAGCACTCAACAATTAACAGAGGGTATAAATAATGTAAATACCGGAATTGATGGTGCTTTAGAATTAAACAAAGACTATCAGGCTGAATACAAACAAACATTAGAAAGAGCAAATTCAGCTGACCCTGCAACAAGGTCTCAAATACTTGAGCAGTGGGAGAAGGCAGAGATTGGTAGATACGGAAACTTAAGAGACACTCAATACTACATTGACCCAACATCAGGTTTAATCAACTTGACAAAAATCAAAAGAGATAAGGTCGATGGTAAGGAAGTCACTACATCAATCGGTGATGAGTTCATGACCATTAACGATGCTAGAAGCAGACTTAAAAACAAGTACGACTACTTTGACTCAGGTAAAGCAACTACGGACATTGCAGAGGCATTGGGTACTACTGTTGTAGAGATTAGAGAAAAGGGTGGTCCTAGCTCAGCGGGCATCATTAGAAGTATTACAGACCCTCGTTACAGAACAGACTTAAATGAGAAGGATGCTAAACTAGCATCTTTATTTGAGGATGTGGTTAATCGCCAAATTGAGGGCGTTGGTTCAAACCCACTAAACGTATCATCATACTTAACCAATGACGTTAAGGTAGACCCTAATACGGGTAAGGCATATACCTTTACACGTAACCCTGCAGAGCAAACATCAAGCGAAGTGTTATTACTTAAGGTTGATGAGATGGGACGTAGCTACGTTGACTTCAGCACTGAGATGGGTAAGAAGCAGTATCAAGTCTTCAAAGACAAGATGCGCGATGATATCCTTATGAAGATTGACACCAAGGAAGAACTTGACACTTACAACGAGCCTGAGCCTAATTATGGCGACGGAGGAGATGGAGATGGAGTATACAAAAGAAAAACCAACAACTTAGGTATAACCGTATATGAAAACTCAAACAATGCTTTAAGAACGGGTAACCTTAAGAACTTAGATACTAAAAAAGCTAAGTACGTATTCCAAGATGGAGGTGATAATGGTCAAAACAGCATACTAGTATATGACCTAGACCCTGATACAGGAGATTATGTACTTGATGCAAAAGGGAAAAGAAAAGTAAAAAGAATTTACTCTGCAGACCAACTTGCAGCCTATGTAAAAGGCGTTGACGAATCTGATGTAATTCCTACCAAATTATATAATGAAGGTAAGGATGATTGGAGTTACTTAAATAACGGAGAGTACTTAAAGGGTTCAGGATATAAAAAATCTGATATTTCTAAAAATCCTTATTCCAATAGTACTAGAAAAAGTACCACAAAGGTTAATACATCCAAGTACAATAAAAAGTAGTAAATTAAAAATACTTAAATTTACATCATGAATGAAGAAGCTATTAAAGATGCCTATACCTTGTTCTCTCAAGGTGGCTACAATGGAAGTATTGAAAATTTCAAAAAACTGATATCTACGAATGGTAATGCGCTAAAAGATGCGCATGATATCTTTTCTCAAGGTGGGTATAATGGAGACATAAATGACTTCAAAGCCCTTATGGGTATTGGGGCTTCTAAACAAGAGCCATTAAAAAAAAAAGAACCTACCGTATCGGCTTCCAAATTGGCTCAATCTACTTCGGGTTCTTCTTCCAAAGAGGTTAAACCTAAGGTTGATGTAAAAACAACTGTTAAAAAACAGGATGATTTTTACAAAGCAGGACTAGGGGAAGAAAAGAAAAAGCCTAAGGAGATAGCTAGGCCATCTAATGTATTTGTTGGATATCCGGGTAAGGAGAAGAATGAGTATCAAGTAAAGGATGGCACTTGGCAAAGACGTCAACCGGGTAAATCAGAGTGGACTACTATTACAAATGAAGGCTCAATTAGTGCATTAAATAGACAGTTTAATAAGACTGTTAAGCCGATGTCTGAGCAACAAAAATCTCAAGTAGTTAATCAAGCAAAACGTGACGCTGACTTAGAGCAAAGACTAAATCAAGTTGTTACAGGTAATCTTGTAAGTCAAGATGCGCTAGGAGCAAGATTCTCAAGTGATGACGCTGTTGCTGAAAGATTAAGACAATCATTCCCCGGATTTGAATTTACCGCTCAAGGAGGTATGTCTGATAGAGTGAATGTTGTTGCTCCTAATGGAGCTACAATGGAGCTTAAACTAGACAATTGGACTTGGGATGGTGATAAAGAAGAAGCAGAAGGGTTAAAGACATTCATTAGAATAAATTCAAAGGGTGATACAGTAAAAGCATCTCAAAAGATAGATTCAATTCAATCTCAACGTAAAAAAGAAATTGATGTAGCTACAAATAAATTAGCTGCAGAAAATTTATTAGATAGAACTCAAAAGTTTTTAAACGACCCTCTTGCACCGGTAGACCCAATGGCACTAGTTAAACAAAAGGAAGAGGGCGAAAAACTTGTAAAACCAATATCGCAAAAGTATCAAGCCCCATTAAAGGAGGCTAAGGAAGAATATGTAAAGGCAAAGGCTGAGCAGTTCAGAGACGTTTACGAGATGACTCGTATTGATAAGTCTATTGACCCTAAACAAGCATACGCATCTATTCGTAGAGACGACAGAGACATTAAGATAATTGGAGATTACTACAATGACGTACAAAAGTCAGCTGCTGATTTAGATAAAAAACAAAAAGAAGAGCAGGCTAGAATAAACACCTTAGCTGAAAAAGTTAAATCAGGTGAAATGACAATGGAAGAGTACGATGCCATTGTTGAAGAATCAAACACTTCATTAGCAGCTCAAGCAAAAGAGGTGTCTGCTAATTTAAAATCTGTATCTACAGCATCAAAAGCACTTGACAAGTCAATTGGCATGAACTATATAATTGAGGAGTCAAGAGGTTCATTTGGCGGCGGAATGGCTTACAAGTTTGTTGAGGGAGTTACAGCTATTCCTAGACTACTTAGCTTTGGTGATATGTCTAAGGAAGACCAAGACAACTTGGTTAAGGCTATTACGGGCGGAGACACATCTACTCAGTATGTTGAGTCAGAGAAGAGAGGAGACTTTTCTAAGGCTATGTTTAGCTTAGCTGAATCATTAGGAGTTATGGCATCATCTGCGCCATTAGGCGCATTAGGTAGTGCAGCAAGATATGCCGGTTTTTATGGTATGTCTTACTACGAGATGAAGGACGAATTGGACGGAGCTGAGTTTTATAATAAAGAAACAGGAAAGACTGAAAAGATTCCTGAGACTGATAAGGTATTGCTATCTGCAGGGTATGGAGTTCTATCATCTGTACTTGAGAACTTTGGTGTCGACATGGCGCTAACAAAAACAGCGTTTGGTAGAAACTTAACAAACAATATAATGAAACGTGCTTTCCTTGGGTTATCCAAGGAGGCAACAGAGGCTGAGATTAGAACAGCTATAAATGCGAGCGTTACAAGTGTATTTTCAGAGATTGGCGTTAAAGCGGGAATTGGTGCGGCAGCTGAAGCATTAACAGAGGCTACTCAATCACTTTCTCAAGTTGGGATTGAAGAAGTTTATGATACGTACAAAGAGAAGGACTTTTCAAAAAACAAGGGTTTACAAGAAGCACTCACTAACGCTGCATACGAGGGATATCTAGGAGCTATCGGGGGTGGTGTAATGTCCATTGCTCAATCATCTCCTAAAGCTTTACAGATTGGATTCAATTCAGTTTACAAAAAAGAAGAACTTGAGGCATTAATAAATGCAACAAAGATTGAAGGAATTAACTCAGCATTGGTCAACAGCTTAAAAGCAGATTTGCTTACAGGTAAAATGACAAGTGATGAGGCTAAGACAATTATAAATTCATTCAACAATATACAGGGCAAAGTTCGTTCAATGCCTGATAACTTATCTCCTGAGGCCAAATCAGAATCTTTGGAGTTAATGATTGAGCGTGAAAAATTAGATAGAGAAAAAGAAGGGAAGGACCCGAACCTCGTTAAGCCTCAATTGGATAGAATTAACGAGATTAATAATCGTTTACAAGAAATAGCACAAGAAAATGCCGTTCAAGAGCAAGCAACAGGTGAAGTTCCTGTACAGCCAGAAACCGGAGTTAGCAGAGAAATGGCGCAAGGAGCACCCCAAGCAACAACTGAGCAAGTTACCGAAGAAGGTGAGCAAGCAGTCGAAGAAGAAGTAGTTCAGCCAACAATCACTGAAGAAGAAAGACAATCTCTCATAGATGATTATGTAGCTGCTCAAACAGAAGCTATAGAGAATGCATATGGCGATAATGAAGAGCTTGAATCTGCAAAACAAGAGGTTTTAGCTGAGTTAGAAGCTGACCCTATTGCATTTGCACAGTCAGGTAATAGTCAATTATCTATCGATTTCCTAAACCAATTGGGTGTAAATCAAGAAACACAGCAAGAACCTGTTGTAGAGGAAGTCGTACAACCTACTGAACAAGTAGAAGAGGCTGCTGTAGTCGAGGAGCAGTTAGCCCCGGAAGTTCAGCAAGAGCTTGATACATTTGAGCAGTTGTTGGCTGATGAAGGATTGGCATTTGAGGAGGCTATAGACGAGGAGGCTGCGGCAGTTGCTGCTGAGGTTGATGAAGAGGCAGTTGTACCTGCTCCTCCATCAAGAAGAGGCAGAGGAGTGTCTTCAAAGACACCGACACAAGCTGCGCCTGTAACCGCACCTGCACCTGCTAAAAAGAAAACCAAGAAACAACTTGCAACGGAAGCTAAGGAGAGATTCATAGCTGACATCGACGCTAAAATTAAAAGCGAAAAGAATATAAGTGATAGGAGACTTGCAGACCTTAAAAATGAAAGAGACCGTGCATATAGAAACGGAAATCGTCAATTAGGTTTTGAGCTTGCTGATAAGATTGAGGATGAAAGATTAGCATCTAATAAGCGATTAGCTGAGCTAAAGGCAAAGAAGGAAAACCCATCTGCGTTTGCTAGATTTAGAAAGAGAGCAGAGGAGCAAGAGCTCGAAGATACGCGTAACAGCGAGACTGAGATTACAGAGCAAATGGATAGAATGTCTGATGAAGAGAAGGCATTTGAAGAACCAACTGTAAGCGGCGAAGCTGAGTTAAATCCTGTAGAGGATTCCAAGCAGCCTAAGTCATTAGTTGATAAGGTTCTTAAATTCTTAGGTCTTAAGAGCAAGGATGAAATGCTCAGAAAGATTGAGGACTTTGATGGCATACCTATGATTATGGCCATGTCTGATATTTTATCAGGAGGTAAAATTAAAGACTCAATGGGCAACTCAATGGTTGTTGATGGCGGATTGCTATTCAATACCTTTGGTCGCAACATGGAGCTTGCTTGGGCAGGGGTGACGGAAGATGGAGCTCAAAAACAATACGACGAAGCTGTACAGGTTTACAACGCAAACAAAGAGCTATTCGATAGACTATGGTCTGAGGGCAAAATACCTAAAGGGCATATCCCTATGGCTGTAATGCGTATGGGTAATACCGCTATCAACTCAAATGAGGCAGTTTTTAGATACATTCTTCCTTACATTGAGTCATTGCCTATTGAGAACAGAGAGGCTGCGTTAAATCAGCTTGTAGAGTCATTGAACAAAAGAGCTGAAGGCGACTCATCATCTGTATGGTTTTCTGAGCTATCAGATAAAATTGAGAATGGTGAGCTATCTACAATCAATGACATCAAAGAATACTTAAATACTATAATCACTAATGAAGCAAATTCAAAAAAGAAAATAGAATCTGCTAAAAAATTTCTTAGTAAGATTTCCAAAAACAAGGAGGGAAGAGAAAGAACTTTAGATGATATCGTAGCTGATGTAAATGAGAAGATTGAAAAGATTGTTCCATTTATGATTATTGATTACATCAAGAAAAACAATATTACCACTCTTGATGGATTATTTAAAGAAATAATTGAAAAATCACAAGAAAGAGCTCAAGGTAAAAACAATATGTTCTCTTTGCCAATTAGAGCTTTCATATATGACCAATTAATATCACCTGAAGAAATAACAACCAATGGCTTGGATACCATTAAAGTATTGCTTAATGGTATAGAGAATCCAAGAAACGAGCTATTCACTTCTGATTTCATATACAGCAAACTAGGGGACCCATCAATGATGAAGTCTAAGATGGGGGATGTGGTAGCTGTAATGGGTATTGACGTGCTTAATGGCGGCGTTGGCAAGGCAAAGCATAACAACTATGGCTTTGGTCCTAAGGGGCGCCTAATCTCTTTTATATCAAACCCTAAGCAGGGCGTTGATGTATTCCCTGAGTTTAGAGCTAAGGCTGCACGTGTATTTAAAAAGAACGCAAAGGGAGAGTATCCAAACACTCAAGCGGTAGCTGACCAAACAGGTGGCGCATTCTTCATGGATTCTGCATTTAGAGGTACTAAAGCTAGATTTGGCAAGATTGGTGATTTGGATTTACTTATAGGTAAACTTCGATTTGCTTTTCCGGAAGTATCTGTAACAACTACAGAGCAAGAGTTCAATGACTTCTTAGACCAAGAGGGAGTTAGAACTCGTGAGTCTGATGGAACAGTCATCTATGGTGTAACCAAGGATGGTCGTATCTTTTTGAATCCAAACTTTGATACCCTTCGTACTCCAATACACGAATTTGGTCACATTTGGATTGACTATTTACGTTCAAAACAGTCAGGAGCAAAAGGAAAGGCATTACTTAAAAAAGGTCTTGAGCTTGTTGATGGGACACCTGAATATAAGAGAGCACTTAAGGAGTATGGAGATAGAGACCTTGCATTAGAAGAGGCACTCGTTGAATTGATGGCTGTTAAAGGTGATACTATTATTAACGCTGCGAAAAAGTCTCAGTTTAAGTCTTGGATGAACGCAATGTTTAAATACATCAAGGAGCAGTTCATTACCTCAAAGAAATTCAAAAAAGAAAATATTGAGTCACTCACACTTGATGAGTTCATTAACATTGGTCTTGCAGACTTATTCTCCGGAGAGAGAGTAAGTGGAAAGTTTGATGCAAGAACTGCTGAGGGTGGAGCTAAAGCTCGTGCTAGTAAGCAGAACATAGCCAATAAAATTGTAGAGATTGGAAGGGATAAAGGAATATCTGACGACGTCATTAAACAATCTTTAAAGAAACGTGGCTATACAAATGCTGAAATAAATCAAGCACTAAGCGTTCAGCCTGATACTACAATTGCACCTAGCGATGCATTGAATGACTTTATTGACAGCATCAACACAGTTGTTAAGGAGTACGCTGCTGCTGCAAGAAAAAAAGTTAGAGCGGACTTAAAGGCCAAGAGAAATGTACTTGCTGCAAAGCTTAAAGCAATGCAAACTAGTGGCAATATCACATCTAAGCAAGCACAGGCTTTATTAGAAAAGGTTAACAAGTTAAACTTAAGCAACTCGGTTGCAGTAGACCGCTTCATGCAGTTTGCTGAGAACGTATTTAAAAACGCTGAGTACGTGGAATCTCTTTCCACTATCAACAGATTGCTTCCTGCCGCTAGGAGAAACGTTAAGAGCAAACTAGGTATTGCTAACGACTTAGTTCCTATGCTACAAAGTATGCTTGCTGTTAAGCCTTCGTTTATTCCAATGTCAGTATTTGACACATACAAATCAATTATTGATATCGTTGGTCAGCGTCAAGCAGAGCTAACTCTTCCTGAGATATCCGAGTTGATTAACAAGGTACAGGAGGTAACAGAGGCTATTGATGTAGAGTCAGGATTAGCAGCAGACCTAATGGATAGACTAGAGAACTATCCGGACAAGGTTATGGAGAACGGTAAGCTTCAGTACACCGAGACGATTAACAAAATGCTCGAGGATGGTATCATCAATGAGTACGACTTAAGCGTAATGAAGAAGTACAGAAGTATGATTGCTCCTACCGAAAGAGCTAAGAAGAGTGAGCAAGAACTCAAAGATGAGAGAGACCAAGCTATTGTAGACCTAAGGTCTGAGCCGGTTGATGCATCTACTCTTCCTACAAGAGACGAGAGAAACCTAGCTACTAAGTTGGCTGCGTTCCTTAAGACTGACGCAATAGAGAGCTTATCAAATCAGGAGCTGAATGACCTACTTAAGATTGTAGACAACATCAATAATGGATTCATTACTAACCGCGCACAGATGTTGGTTGAGAAGATGGATGGTATTATTAAAAGAGATAATCTACTTGGTCCTATTGGCCGTATTAAGGTAATGCTTGGTGAGCGATTGAAGTCAGGCGCTAAGAAGGCATTGTTCCGTAAAAAAGGTAATTTCTATAAGTATATACTAGAAGGAAACTCTTCTGCATTTATCGATGAGGTATTTGGCAACTTCAAGGAGCGTCCATTCTACGATAATATATTCAAGCCTATTGGTCAAGCATTATCTGCATTTACAGCTGAGAACAGAGTTGTGTCTGATAGAATAGTCGCAATGGAGAAAAGACTTGCTAAGGCGTTTGGTAGAAACGAAAATAAAATCACCATGTCTAAGTTCAAGATGATGACGTGGTTGATTCAAAATGAGTTCGAGTCTAACCCTAACAGCAGACAAGTTAACCCGGCTATTGAGTTCTTGAAGAAGACAATCAAGGAGACCAAGGCAGAGAGAACTTACTACTCAGCTGAGGACGTCAAGATGTTTGAGCAAATCATTAACGACTACCAAGACGTAATGAAGGATGAGAACGGCGACCCAATACTTGACAAGGATGGTAACGAGGTAATGGGTATCGACATGAATAAAATGTACGATTCATTCAACACCACAGAGAAAAACATATTGGCTGAGATACGAACCATCAACGACATGATGTCGGAGAAGGCTGAGTACACCGCTGCTATCGTTCGTGGTAGCAGAATCACTCCTATTGCAAATTACATATCGTTAGGTGTAATTAATTCAGAGACAAGAAACGACCAGCTTGATTCAATCAACGAACTAAGAAACGTATTTGGAAATAGCCGCACAACATCTACACGCGCCAAGACATTAATTGAGCGTACAGGTAAGGTAAGCGCTATTAACTTTGACCCGTTCTCTTCAGTTCGTAGAAGTGCAAGCTCTGTGTTAATGGACTACCACTTAACCCCTGCAGTTAGACAAGGTAGATTTACAATGAGAGAGCTTGAGAAGGCGGTTGATAATAATGAAATCACTGAAGACAAACTCCCATTGGTTACAGCACTTGACGCTGCATTTACTCAGATTGTTGACACAGCTGTTGGAAATACATTCATGAGCGAGGGTATGGCTAGGGGAGTCATAAATGAAATATCAAGACAAGGATATCGTGCTGTGCTTGCGGGTGTACCTCGTATGGCATCTGAGGCAATGTCTAACATGGCTTACATACTAATGAAGGGCTCAAGAAGTTGGGCACTAGGTGCATCATACGGGAAACTACTTATGTCTCCTGATGCGTTCAACGTACTTAAAAACGTTAATAGTATCCAAACCAACCGCATCTATTCATCTAGCACAGTATCTAGTCAGTTAGCAGCATCAGAGATATTCAACCAAACAGCCGGCATCAAGGGAAGCCAAGCTAAGGGTATTGTAGCGAATGCAGCTAAGACAATATACAACCAATCATTAAAGAGAGTTAAGAACACAACTGAGACAACAGCTGACTTGTTGATGTCAACTCCGGATATGGTTATGATTCGTCCTCTTTGGTTTGGAGAGTTTGCAAAACAATTTAAAAAAGAAACAGGGACTGATGTTGACTTTGAAAAGATAGCAAACAACGATGAGGCTTACATGGCTAAGCATCAAGATGCTATTAATAAATCAAAGGACACGGCTGACGATACAACTGTAAAAGCGGGTGCATCTGATAACATCGCGCTTGGAATCTTAAGAAATACTATTAAGCCTGACGATAATGAAGTAGCGGCATGGTATAAGAAGTTTAACTCTTACATGGGTAAGTTCTTATTGTTTGAATATCAAACTGCGCGCTCAGGTATTAATATGCTAATGAAGGGCGATAAGCTAGACAAAGCCGAAGGCGTTGCTCTTATTGCTGCTGTTACCGCTCGTATGATGGTATACCAATTAGCTACAAGAACTTTAGCAAATGGGTTTATAGATTTGGTAGCCGGATTACTAGGATACCGTGATGATGAGGATGATGAAGAGGAAGACGACAAAACTGTAATGCAGCGAGTTGGTCAGGCGATTGCTTCAACTATGACAACTTTGATGTTCGGTAGAAACTTTGGTAATGCTGCACGCGTTCCGCTTAACTACGGAATCGAGAAGATGAATGAGATGTATCTTGAGTCGTTAAGAGATGGGGAGTATGATATGTATGAGGATGCTCTTCAGTACTCAATTATACCTACTGAGAAACCTAAGGGTGATACGGGTAAAGGCGTAGACATCATGGACATCTACATCAATACACTTGGCTCTGCTGCACCTGCTGTGAAAACTTTAAGATACCTAGGCAAGAAAGCTACAGAGGATGATAAGAAAAGAGCGGATGCTATCGAGCGTCAAAAGAAAGAGCGTGCGCTTAGAGTTCCAATGGAGATTGCAGGCTCACTTGGATACTTACCTCTTTACAAGGACGTCAGAAAGATTACCATGGATTACATCTACGGTGATTTAGATAGAGCAGAGAAGGCTAATCCTAAAAATGCGGGTGAGCTTATTAGCTCAGCGAAATCAGGATTAAAATCAAGCTATAAGGAAATAGGTGAAATGAGAAAGGATAGAGAGATATCTGCTGCAGAAGCTAGACAAATGCAGAGAGAAGCTTTAGAAGATTTCAAAAATAGAATTAGAGAAATAAAGCAGAGCGTCAGAGATTATAGAAAGTAATTAGGTATACCTAACGTACTTAAACTCCTTCTGCTTATTAAAGAATGAATACAGCTCCTGTTCATACAATGGATGGGAGCCATATTTTATCTCACCTGTAAGGTTTTTTATTTTACCATAAATAATTCCGTCGTCGCACGACCATAGAATTACGGGGTTAAGTATTTTATCGGAAAGCTTAATTAATTTCTTTGTGCTTATGGGAAGGGGGTAGGAGTCCCTGATTGTTTTAAACCTACCCACCACTTCCACATATGCTATAAGATTGTTACTCTTATCAAAGACTTTGTAGTCGATGTCATTTGGAGATAGCTTTTCAAACCTACCGTCAAAAAGTTTTACGAATGTTTGAATGGCTTTTGTCTCTCTTCGCAAATTCTCTTCGCTCTCAGAAATCATCGTCAGGAATTGATTTTAGGATTAACCTTAGCTCTAGTATTATATTGCGAATCTCTTCACTAGCGAACTCAAAGTCTCTATCTACTAAAGATTCGTAGATATCATCCAAAGAAGTATGGCATATGTTCATAATGAACAGTATGCGCATTGCCCTTTTATTTTCTAAATCACTTTGAGCCATGTCCAAAGTTAGGAATTTTATTTAATTCCTCTCTAATTTTTGAAATGTAAAGGGTTGCGTCCATCAGCTCCTCCATTAAATGATTAAGCCATTGGTCTAGCGATAGGTCGTCTCTCTCAAGAGTAGTCCCGTACTTGCGGTATCCCGCAGCGGAGCGCTCATTAAATAACTCTACCACATTCTCAACGTGTTTGTCTTTGAACTGCGACAGCTCAACAAGCTGTTGATATGTCCACTCTTTGTGGTTACCATCGTCAGAATACTCTCTCCAAATTACTTGGTCTATGATTGGAACTTGAGCGTTCTTCTTTAGCTCGTATACAATCTCTGTTGCTTTTTTACTTGTCATAATTAAAAAACTATTGAGTTAAACATTCTATTTATTTTTTGCTCTGCGTACTCCTCATTACCCTTAGGTATCCTTTGCTCAAGTAGTTGAATGATGGAGTCAATTCTTTCAAGTCTCTTGAAGTAACGTTCATACTTATCTCTTTCCTCAGTCGCCTTCTCTAATGCCACCTCCAAGAACTTTATCTTTTTCTTGTCGTCGTAAACATCGTCATCAAACCAAGCCTTGCGGAAGTCCTCGTACATATCTGTAAGTAAATCAAACTTACTTGAGAATCCTTGGTCAGTCTTCTTAAGCCAAGAGAAGTTGTCTAAGTAGTGAATTACCGTAGCGTGGTCTTTGTCAATGTACTTTCCTATCTCCGACAGACTACAACGGCTGTACCTTCTCATTAGCTTAGCGTACATCATGCGCGCTTCTACAATAGGTCTCTTTCTTGACTTGTTACAGATTTTAAATCCTACGAACTCTTCTACAAAGTCGAGTGTCTTTACTGCTTCTAAATTATTTCCCATATCCTCTAAAAATTTCTACGGCTATTCCGTGTTTTAATAATTCTTTATGTCTGTGTTTTTGTAATTCCGAGACGACTCCCGTAGGTGTCTTTACCTCAATGAACTCAACGTTTGAGTTAGGTGGTATAGCAATCAAGTCAGGGATTCCATTCTTATTGGTCTTAACCAACTTGATGACGTAATACCCACTTGCTTCCAACTCCTTAATCTTCTTGGCTTGTATCTGCTGCTCGGTCATATTAACTTTTTAAAGTGATTAACTGTGAAGTCCTTCTTGGCACTTACGGTCTTGTATATCTCCTTCTCTATACCTCCTTCAGCGAATATCCAATATACCTTGTTGAATGCTCGCTCCTTGGTGGTCATCCTATCTCTCGACTGCCAATAGCTCGTGGCACTAAAGTCGATGTTGTAGTACACCAAGTAGTCAGCGTTCTTAAGTGATATCCCTTCACGCCCCGATACAATCTGCAGAGCGATGACCTGATAGCCCTCGTTGTCAAACTTATCCAACTCCGTGGTCATGGTGTCTTTAAAGACACTCTTCAGTGCGTTGAGCTCCTCCTTGAATTTGTAGAAGATGCCAATTCTTGATGTCGCAAATTGCGATTTGATGAACTCAGCCTTTGTAGTATCTACAATCATGCTGTTGCCGCTCTCAAACTTAATCGTTCCGCTGCACAGCTGATGTACCTTCTGCATTAACTTGACGGGTGTATCTCCAAGTATCAACTCGCTCTTGCCCTCGATGACCAAGTCCTTCTTGAGTCTCTTGATGAGGTCGTAGGTCTTTGGCTTCATGCGAACGTACAGAACCTCTTCCTCAACCTCTGAGGTGAAGCCCGCATCCTGCTGTGTGTAGCTGATGGTGTAGGGTTTCATTACCTCTAGGATTGATTCCTTACCATGGGAGTAGTCTCTGATGCGTAAGCTGTTAATCATTCTCTCCTTGACATCTACGTAGTCTGCTGCAAACTTATAGAAGCTTGAGTAGTTTCTAAATGGGTTCTTAGGAATCGAGTGCACCTGATGGTACATCTGCGAGTAAGACTCGGGGGTTGGTGTCCCCGAAAGAAGTATGACGTATGGTCTATTGGTGGCTATGAACTCAGCTACAATCTTCGCTCTATTGCTTGGCTTAGGAAAGGCCCCCATTCCATGCGCCTCATCCAAGATAATGACGTCGTATCCAAATTTATCAAGCGTATGAAGGCTCTCGTAGTTGATGACTGTAATGCTGTAATCAGGCGCTAACAAATCATAATCTCTTTGAATGGTCGATATAGCCTTCTTCTTCGTAACAAATAAAACCTGACTAGGCTTCAATAGCTCGCATATACCGAGACTTGTAAGTGTCTTACCTGTCCTTACCTCCATCGCTAGATAAACGAATCGGAAATCGTCTAAAATTGCGTGAGCTCTTTTAATGATGTCTTTTTGGTAATCTCTAAATTCAAAACTCATCTTTGATTTCTGTTTATAATGTTCTAAACTGCGCTCAAGTTTGTCAATCGTAGGCTCTATGTTTCTGTAGTATGGCACAGTCTTCTTGACTGAATGTTTACCTCTACCTTGAGTAACCTCCTTTGTCTTTGAACAAACCTTGAGCATTAACTCACACCTATGGCGCATCATTGCGTCGGTGTATCCGCTCCATTGCGGCACTATCTCATTAGTAGATTCTTGCATATGCCGCATCTTGTTTGTTCCCAATTGTACCTTAATATGGTAGGGTAGTCACACTCACAACCTCTTTCCTTTGGTCTGCCTAATGAGTCAAACCTAAGGTCGTACTCATTCTTTAGCTCTTCACAATGCTCGTACATCTCAATATTCTCAAAGTACTTGATGATTGCTGCTAGGTTCTTCTCACCCAACTCCTCGTTTGGTACGTGTGCAAACATTGGTATCGATGTCTCGGTTACAATCATCTCATCAACCTTACCCGTAATCACATTGTATGAGTTTAACATAGCTATGTGTACTAATTGCTTTTTGTTCATGATTTTATTTCGTCTCTATAGTTAATAATGAATCCAACAAATACAATGATGTTCATACCTAAGGACATTAGCACCTCTTGAATGTCTGCGTACACAGACGTCATAAGGTGCACGTGTCCAATAGTCCAAAATGGTATTGCTAGATTTTGACTAATCCAAATGATTGTAAACTTAATCAGTCTCATCTTCGTCAAATAATTCAGGCGGTGTTGGCTCCTCTGTAGGCTCCTCTCGCTTCTTGTTAATAATAATCCATCTAGCCTTGTCATCTCTACCCTCAGTTGGCGCAATGCCCTCCTTGAACATAGCGTATGATGTAAGCCACTTGTAGAATCGTGTGCGGCTTATGGTCATCTTAGCCTTAGGCCCGTAGTCAGGGTACTCGCTAATGAAGTCAAAGTATAGGTCGTTCTTGTAGTATCGTACTCCCGAGAATAATCTCTGCTCATCGCCCATGTTCTCAACCAATCCACACCACTCAATGAAGTCGTGACAAGTCTCAGCTGATAGCTGACGAATCTTGAGGTTAACGAACTTAGACTTAACAAGACCTGTGTTCAAGAAGCTCTGCAAGCAACCAACCATGTAGTTGTCAAACTCACACCAATCCTCATCGTTCCAATCCTCGAACATCAACTTACCAAACTCATCCAACGGGGTGAATGATTTGCGGTAGTACTGATGTAGTTCCAACTCCCACTTACGACGAGCAAACGAGTTACCCGCGCCCTTAATAGCATAGTTAGTGGTAATGGCAATCTTAGGTGAACGGCTGAATGGTATCTTGATAGCATCCTTGTTCTTCTTCTCTAGCGTCAACCCCTCGGTTACTACGCTGAACAATCGCTCGAAGTCAAAGTATTTCTTGACGTCATCAAAGCAAAGTATCTGCGTGTCGGCAGACACCAACTGATAGGCGAAGCTGCGCTCAAAGGTGAACGACTTACCATCGATGACCACCAACTTTTTCATTTGGCTTAGCGCGTTCATGAACAATCCCTTACCCGTACCACCCTCAGGGTTATCGCTGATGACCTCATCATTTAGGATGACAGCCGGGCAAAACTCACGGGTCTTATATCCGTGTAGTAGGAATCCAATGGTAGACTCCATGGAACGCACTCTGTACTCATCTTGACCGCAGATGTTCTTAATGAAGTACTTGTAGTCGCACATCTCGGTAACTGAGCAGATGTTGAAGTTGCGGTCGATGACGTGGTCCTTCCACACGTAGCCGCCAAGGTCAAGATAGTCAATTGGTATAATCTCTGTCTTTGTAATCTTAACAGCGCAATTGCGGTAGTAAAGATACGACGTGTCCTTGGTGTCCTCAATGAAGAAGATGTCTATGGTAGATAGCATTGATAGGAACTCTTCCTTAAAGAAGCGCGTGTTGTCCGCAAAGTAATTGTAGACGGACATATCGTCCAACTCAAGTAGATGCGCTAAGACAAAGTCCTTTATCTCCTTCTCCGAGGTATGGTCGATGAGGTTATTGGTAACCTTTACGAACACGTAGTTCTTACTGCCCTCGGGGCAATACTTATAGAACCCGTTATCCTCTAAGAAGTGCTTGAATAGGATGTGAATTATCTTGATGATTCCCTTATCGTTCTTAGTCCAGAATGTTTGCTTTGCATTTTCCTCCTCAACCTTATTGAGTACCGAATCGATTACCTCGCTGCTCAAATTGGAATCTTGCATTTGAGAGCGCACTTCCTTTTTTGGCACACCGCGTCGTAGCTTTGCACGTATTTGATTTACTCGCTCCTCATCCTCGTAGTACTTAGTACCAAAGTCTGATGTGTTTGCGTAAGCTGAGTCAATCGTTCTCGTTATCTCCGTCATGGTGAATCCCGAATCTTGGAACTGACCAAGGACGTAGGTAGCTAGGCTTTTGTTTACACCAAAGTCATTTAGCGAGCGAGCAAGGATATACGCGTTGTGGTTTCTTTGACCCTCAACCATTGGGTATTTCTTTTGCCACCACTTAATGAGAATCTCAACTACCTTGTTCTCATCGGTAATTGGAATCGTTGGCGAGTCCATGTACTTGTTGCGCTCTGTGTACTCAGGCTCCTCGATGATATCCCAAAGAGATGAGTTTGTGTTAATGTGTATCTGCGGGTCGTAAGACTCATAGCACACGCGACTGATGTTCTTTGATGTCTTATCAAAGTACGGGGAGTTGAAGTACTTCTCTAGGCTGTTAAAGTAGTTGGTGTGGTTCTCAGCATCAGCGGGAATCTTTACCAATACCTTCAGCCCGTTTCCTGATGGGGAAATAAATACTGAGTACACGTACTTGTTCTTTGATAGGTTCTCCTTATCTTGAAGCAAGGCCTTTTGTTTCTCGTACCCGTCGAAGTCCAAGCATATAAGACCGCTGTGCTCGATAAGGCTCGCGTCAGTTCTCTTATTGAACTTACCGCTAAAGCATACAGCGGGTAGACCCTTCTTTAATTCATTTCGCTCGGGCTTGCGTTTCTCTGAACGGATGCGCTTGACCAAGTCCTTAGACTTTCCGTCCTTGATGCGCTCGAGTATAACATCCACATCCTTAAAGAATGGTGTAGCTGTTTCCTTGATATTTTGGAAGATTGTTACTTGAGGTATCATGTTATGTCGATTTTATTTGATTTATGTCGATTATTTTGGATTTCTGTCGTTTTCCTGTCGGCTAACTATCTGATTTTTAGATTACTGTCGATTCTGTCGATTTTAAAGTTAAATTATAATAAATAAAAAAAGAGAGAGAGTAATAATATATATAGAGAGTATAGAGAGGTCGAATTTCGTCATTTCGACAGAGTTTAGAGGTCAAAAAAGGGGAGCGGTAACTCCCCTTTATCTCTCTCACTATCAACAGATTAGAAAGGCAAGTCCTCATCCTCATCATCTTGAGGGGCGGGAGCGGCCTTTACTCTTGGTTGTTGCTGCGTTGGTGTAGAATCGACATTCTTTTTTGATTCATAGGTGTTCAGTTCAACGTAAGCGTTGCCCGTTCTCCCGTACTTGATGTCTAAATTCACCCATCCGTTCTTCTCGTGTGTACGCATAAAGGCGATGGCCTCGTCAACTTTTACGGATAGTGCTCCGACTACGAAGTCGGGTGCGTCTTCTCTTCTCTTGAAAATAAATCCGTCTGCAAATGTTCTTTCTTTTTGTTCCATGGTATTAGTCTTCTTTAGTTAATTTTGTTAATAAATCTTTCAACATTTTTTCGTTGAATTTCTCTATGGTTTTTTGTACCTCACGTGTTGCAAGAATAAGGATATACTCATAAGATAATTTTTAATGTAGTCTCTCTGCTAATTTGCTCATCGTCATGTCTTCTACATCACCAAAATCTTGTACACACTTTGATAGTTCTGTTGCAAAGTCCTCTACGTTGCTACCTAAAGCTTCGTGAAAGTTCTCGGCATCGTGGTTGAATTTTAATTGATTCATATTGTTATTGGATTTAATTGGTTACTAGGAATTTAATATGCAGTACGCTGTACAAACATTTATCAAAATTAAGAATATGTACGCATATATCAAATTATTTTGTTGATATTTCATAGTCGAGTTATTAACATTATTGCTAAGTATATGACTAGCAGTCCTATGAGTATCATAGTTCCGTATGCGCCCATCTCTTCTCTGCGGTCATTTCTATTTTTCATAACATAAAGATTAGGTATCCGATAGTAATTCCCGCTAAAAGATGTAAGAGTCGGTAGTAGTCTTCTTGATTCATTGTTCTTGATTTAAAAATTCATAAATCTTGTCAAATAGCCATCCTGTTAAGTACGCTTCAGGCTCGTCATTATATAGGTCAATCTTAGCGTTGATACCATGAAAGATATAGTTCTTAATATGTACAATCTCGTGTGCTATATTGCTTAAATGACTGGCATCAGTAAAAGCTACTACATAGTGTCTATGCTTTGACTTGTCCTCAAATGTTAAAGCCCCAAAATTATCCCAATCGCCTTCCAGCTTGTATTTTTTTACAACTTCATTAAGGTCATCAGTAAGAATAATTGTGAGGCCACATTCATAAATAGGAACATTAATTGTCTTGCTTTTCATCTTTAGGAGATAAGATAAATTTCAAAGTGTAAACATCATCTGCTGCATCAATGAAGCTATCGCTGCTCATATAGACATTATAATATTCACTCAAATCTTGTATCCTTTTGCCAATAAGGACTAACTCATTAGTGATTCCTTGACCATTCTTTCCAAAGTCAACTACATATGAGTCAACTCCTGATTCTCTTACAATTTCTTCTTTCATTTTATTTTATTTTAAAGTTCTGCTCCAATAGCTTCCAAATCATCTATTGTCTGAGCTGAGTTAATAATTGAAGGAATGTTAATAACATCTACTCCATTTCTAATTGGGAAGAATAATGTTTGAAAATCAATTCCATTGCTATAAATAGCCTTGTAACCTGTTTTTCCTTCTTGTTCGTTTGTGTATCTCTCTACACTTTGTAAAAATTTTGTTTTCATTTTATTTTGTTTTAATTGTTACTATTGTTCTTGTTTTTTAGTTGTACTAATATCTTTTACCTTATATAAAATATCTCCTTTTTTATTGCGCGTTTGAATAATTATTAAAGTATTATAAACACCTATTTTCTTTTTCATTTTTTATTATTTAAGGTTTGCCAATCCATCTTTTCCACTCATCAAAACTTAAGTGTGGAGTGCCAAGACTATTAAATTTAATACGATGCTCGGCATATTCAGTTGCTATGTTTTCTTCCATATCCATCGCTTGAAAAATGTTGTTTTTAAAATCGGGAGTACAATTATCTATACCTCCAAAGTGTTCATCCATCAACCATTCTACTGCTGTTTTCATTGTTCTTGTTGTTTAGTTTCAATTCGTTTTTTATACCCGTTGCAAATGTCAAGAATGAAGTCCATTCTATCCTCTTCAGAGTCAAAGCCAGTCATCATCTCATCAAGCGTATCTTTTAAAATAGCAACTTGGCTTTCAATTGATTCGTGTTTTAGTCTTTTATCAATTTTTTCTGCTTGTTCAAAGATGTTGTCAAAGGTTAGATTTTCATACCAATACTCGTCTCCTAATAATTTTAATTTGATGTATTCTACACCTGTCAATTGTTGTTTCATCGTTCTTGTTCTTTAAAATTCTGCACCAATAGCTTCAAAATCAGCTTTTAATTGAACTGAGTTAATAATTGAAGGAATGTTGATAACATCTACTCCATTTCTAATCGGGAAAAATAATGTTTGAAAATCTAAACCATCGCTATAAATAGCCTTGTATCCGGTTTTTCCTTGTTGTTCTTTTGTGTATCTCTCTACACTTTGTAAAAATTTTGTTTTCATTGTTCTTGTTGTTTAGTTGCAAAATGTACTCGTGGGTTGTTGAAATTACCCAATTCATAATCTTCAAAAGAAATATCCTTATTGTTTATACACATTAATTTTCCGTCAAAAAAACACTTCTTTCTCTGCTCCTTCTCCATTTCTTTGGCTTGTTCCCAACATTTTCTATTGTGTTCAAGGTCTTCTTCGTCATATGGGATTGGTATTAACACCATTTGCAACCATTCTACTGCTGTTTTCATTGTTCTTGTTGTTTAGTTTCAATTCGTTTTTTATACCCGTTGCAAATGTCAAGAATGAAGTCCATTCTATCCTCTTCAGAGTCAAAGCCAGTCATCATCTCATCAAGCGTATCTTTTAAAATAGCAACTTGGCTTTCAATTGATTCGTGTTTTAGTCTTTTATCAATTTTTTCTGCTTGTTCAAAGATGTTGTCAAAGGTTAGATTTTCATACCAATACTCGTCTCCTAATAATTTTAATTTGATGTATTCTACACCTGTCAATTGTTGTTTCATTGTTCGGGTTGTTTAAAAGTTAAAATCATTCTCAATAAATTCATATATAAGGTAATAAACTAATGCAAGAGTTATAATGCATAATGCTACTAATCCTAATATTGGAAATAAATATGTTAATCCAATACATACAATTACTAAAAGTAAAGTAATAGATGTTATTAAATGTGTTTTCATTGTTCTTGTTGTTTAAGTTGTGATAATTCATTTAAAATTTTAAGCATTTTCTTTTGAACAAACGCTGCTACTTTATGCTGAGAAGAATAACCAAACTCTGACTCTATCTCTGAAAGAAGTCTGTATTGTATTGATAACTCATCTTGTCTTTTTTTCTTATTTATTTTCATTTGCTTTCGTATTGTTTGAAAAATTGATTGATTTTATTGACCTCAAGTTTATAAAACTTCTCAGCTTGCTTTAACGCAGACTCCTTTGCTTCTTCAATTGTATTGAACATCCTATCGCAAATAACTTCTATGAAGTTGCCATCCCAATCAACAGCTACTTCTTTAGGTAATTCAATTTTGTATGTAAACTCAGGAGCATCGAGACTATCACTTAAAGTAACACCATATATCCTAGTTTTAAAAATTGTATCACCAAAACCAACAAACACTACATCTCCTATATTAAATCGCTTTTCATTTCTTAAAAGACCTAAGTATCTGTCATGATTGTATTGGTATGTTACTTTATAAACATCTGTAATCCTCATGTCTGTTTGTTTTTAATTATTAATCTAGCTCCTCATCGATGTAGTAGTTGTCGATGTCATCAGTTGGGTTGTCACCAAAGTACGTCTTATACACCTCAATGGCTCTCTCAACCTTGCGCTCGCCGCCTAAGATAAAGTTCTCGGTAGGACGGAAGATACCTAACTGAGCGGTCTCTTTGTCTATTACAAAGAAGATAAGCGGCTTACCGAATAGCTTTTGGTAGATGTAGGCTTGGCTGTCGTAGTTGTAGGCCTTAGCTGACCACTTGAACTTCTTGATGTCTGAGGTAGTCTTCAAGTCGATGATGACCTCATCAGTAATGATGTCGGCCTTGCCCTTCCACATCATACCCTTAATCTCTCCAATGGCGGGCTCCTCGTATAGGTTTCCGTCCTTGTAAATCTCATCGTAGAAGTAGATGTTAGACTTCATGACTTGAGTCAACTGCTTCATCTTGTCAACCTCATGCTGCAACAAACAAATGTCCAAGCCATTGGAATCGCAGTAGTCCTTGTAGATTTTGGTATTGCGCGTTGACGCGTCTACAACGTGCACGTCAATAGCCTTGTCGGGCTCGATTAGTAGTTGGTGAAACAATCTACCCTCAGCAAAAGACTTGTTGTCTTCTCGCTCAACCCCGTACTCCTTGGGGTTGCCAAGGAGCGCTGAGATATCCGAGTTAGATAGGTAGTTCTTACCGACGCCTTTGTAGTACTCAGCGTCATTTCTTAGTTGTTCTGTTACGTTACTCATAGCTTACTTTGTTATTTCTTTGATTAAAATTTTCTTGATGATTGTAGTCAACTTATACTTGCGCTCAATCTGCTTGATGACCTTCTCCGCTCCAAGCGCTGCGTTATCTTGAACGTACTTGAACACCTTTGTGTAGTCATCAGAGTTGACCATTAGCGTAGGCAATTCCTTAGGCTGCTCTGTCTCACTATCAGCACGCTGTGTCTTTGAAGACACGCTGCCTTGTGGTTTGGCTGTAGTCATCTCAGGCATATCCTCACCCGTCCATAGCTGTAGGCCTAGACCATGCATAGCTATAGCCTTAGCAGTCGAACGCTGAATGGCCTTGTTGACGTCCATAGATGTAAGCTTATCCAATCTAATTGACTGATTTCGGAAGTCCATGATAGGTAGGTAGTCGATGTTCTCAATGCCATCAACCTCTACACCAACCTTGACGTATGCGGTGTTGCCATCCGTAAAGTAGTTGAGTCCCGTAGATGGGTTCTCATACACCACGCGCTTAGCTTGTGGGTAGTGCGCCTTGAGTATCTCCCATGCGTATGACCACGATAGGTACTTGACGTTACCCTTTGTCTCGATTTTGTCCTTGATGTTTACGTCGGACAACGTTTTGAAAACTGATTGTTCTTTCATGTGTTATTTGTTTTTAATTGATTACTTTGGATTCTATCTCTCTAATTATTCTAACGTAGTCTCTGTCGTCTGAAACCTTGCGCTCCATGTACCTTACAGCGTTGATGATTGATGAGTAAGTGAACTTACGTCCGTACTCTAATGACCAATCCATAATGTTGCACATGGGTATCTGTCGTCGAATGCATAGAAATATAAATAGTTGTCGGGCCTCAGTCACTGAGCGCCTCTTAGTATTCTCGAATAGCTGCTCGGGTGTGAGCTCAAACATCTTTGATACTATCTTTACAAATTGGGTGAATACACTTTTTTTCATGAGTTAATTTTTTTATCAGCCACGTTATCCCATAGCCACTTCTCTACATCTTTTAGTGAGTCGCTGTGAAATGAGTCGTTGCCATTCTTAGCATAGTAGTCCTTATCAAAGAAGATATAAAAGCCACCCATGTACCTTACCACCTCACCGAAAAAGTCTAGCTTGCTTGGAATGAATACACCCGAGTCAATAAAGTCCTTGAATGTGATTCTCTCTTTCTTGTCGATGGCTTGCTGTATGATTTGAATGCTCCTATTGTTAGCGAGTCCGCTTGTCTTCTCCTCGATTAGGATTTTATTTAGTCTGCTCATAGTCTTTATTTAGATTACAAATATAATACAATTGTTACATATATGCAACTTATCCGAAAATAATTTCGCCCATCACCATGTATTGGAAACAAACGTCAGATGTTATAGCATCACCCGTCTCCATCAACTCATCCATTAGGTGTTGAGCATCGTCGGATTCGGCTAAAGCTTGCAGTCTCTCCTTTATGTTATCTAAAGTTAGCGTACCTAGGATGGTCTCGTTGTCCTCCGCGTCGTGTATATCTACAGCTAGGTCTCTATCCATCACAGCGGTAAATAATGCTGTTGAGAAGTACGGGTCTTCCTCTCTGCTGACAACCTCACGTATGGCTCTTTTTGTTTCACTTGATATAGCATACCAATAGTTGCTGCCGCCCTCTATCGCTGTGACAAAAATGTTCTCCAATGTTTGTCTGCTGATTTCTTTTTCGATGTTAATTTTTACTTTCATATTCATAATATTTCATTGTTTGTGCTAAGTCTAATGATGACATCCATCCTTGTTCGGTCATCTCAATTAAGTAATCTATAAACTGAACGCGCTTCGCTTCACTGAGCGCTTGATATAGCTCAATGCTCTGCTTTCTCTGTCCGTTCATCTTGCTCTCGAGGATGTAGTCAAACAGCTCCTCCCATGTAGCCATGTCTAAGTCTTGTGGTCTCATTTCGTGTTGTATAAGTGTTCGTAATATCCTTTCTCACTATCAGCAAGGTCGTCCGTTATATCGCTCGTCTTTGGAATCTCGACGATTTCATATATCTTTTGTATCTCCTTCTCGTAAAGGGATGCCGCAATTAGCATCCCTAGTCCTACACCTACAAACGTGTACAATAAATTCTCAAATCTTCTCATGATTAAAATGGTAATTCGTTAGCTGTATCAGTGTCTTCAAAGACACCATTAAATTCAAGTAGTTCATTCTCAGTAAACCAACTGCCGCAACTCTTGCAGAAGTATACGTCCAACTCGTCATGCTCTACCTCGTGTAAGCAGTTCATGCAAAACAAGTCAACCTCAGACTCATCAGCCGTAATCACCTCGTGCTTGTAAGACTGCTTGTAAGACTTGTAGATTTTATCCTCACGTCCTACACCCATGCCCTCCATGAAGTATATCCAACAGCTGAGCGTTTGAGCGCCAACCTTGATGTTGACCTTCTCTCTCTTGTACCACCTTGGGTGACCCTCGAGTCTATCAAGCGCTTTAAGTACATCGTCCGACACGTTGAACACGTCCACGTCTACGTTGTATCCAACACCCTTGTGATTGATGAGGTATGGTAAGCCCTTGATGATGAGCGGATACTTGTCCGCTGTCTCACCCGCACCCACAAACTGAGAGTCCGCTAGGTAGTTCCAATAGTTTGAGTTACCTTTCTTAAGCGTGCCGTATACAGCCACTAAGTTCTTCTCGATGACGTTACCCTTGGAATACCATACGCCGTCGTGCTGCACCCAATCCGCGCGATTGTACATTTGGTACGACTTAGTGCGCGTGTTGAACGTAACGAAGCGCGAGTTGTGCTTCTCTAGCTCTGCTTTCCACAGCCCTCTGTCTACTCGTCCAAGGTTACGCGCAAGTACCTTGCTGTCGCACTCATTAGCGTTGCCAAGGCCGTAGATAGTTCCGTTCATCATCAACCACTCATCCGACTGCACACCACATTGGAATGGGTGTGTGTTAGCAGGGCCTATCTTACCAATGGTCGCGTAGCGAAAATGAGCAATGAACGGGCGCGAGGTGTCGAGCAACTTGTACTCAGTTGAGCGGTGATGTGATACCTCGTAGGTGTCAAGCCACACGATGCCAAGCCCGTCGGGATTGATGCTGCTCGCTGTCTTGAGAATTTGTGATTCGATTTTCTTGTTGTTGTTTTTTACGATGATTACGCACATGATTGTTCTGTTTTAAAATTAGGGTTAGTATAAATTCTCATTCCTCTATCGTTGAGGGTATACTCTAATGGGTACTCCTCGATGAGGTCATGAATGGTGTCTAAGAAGTCGCGTCTCTTAGCCGACGGGAGGTACATGACTCTATCCAAGATTTCTTGTACCATCTCTTTTTTCTGCTGTTCTGTCATATCTTTAAAGTTTTGTTATTTCGTAACTAGCTAAATCATTTACCATTGAATTGGCACAAATAAGATTAGCATACTCATAGGCATCAAACATTGTTAATTGTTCTGTAATCGACGTCCATAACTCGTTACCATCGATGTCTTGAAATGAAATTTTAAATTTTGTCATAGCTGTTTGATTTGGGTGATTAATAACTCAGTCTTCAAGGAGTACTCTACTGACTCCGTTACGCTATCGTAGCCCATGTCCTTGCATAGGCGCTCTAGGGCGGGTACGCATTGTTGGTAGGTTAGTTCATCCATGAACACAGCTACGAGGTCTGCGCGAAGACCTCTTTCGAAGTATACTCTTACCATTGGTTTAGATTTCTAGTTCTGCTTTTGTTATTTGCCCAAGCCTCTTGGCACATCATACGGAAGTGCTTATCATTGATATCGTGTAGTCCACCGATACCTTTGTACGTTCCGTATGTCCACCCGTATGTGCTCACCTTGATGATTGGGTCTTTCTCAAGGTACTCAAGGAACTCTTTAGTGCGGTCTCCGAACACAACGTGCACATCCATTGTCTTAAGCTGTCCGTATCCATCAGCGCTCGCGTTAGTTACATACTTAAGCATTGCGGCCATGATTTCATATTTGATTGGTGTTTTCATTTCGTTCTGTTTTATAGGTTATTAATTGTATGCGTCGCATTTGATGTGGTGTCTATGCTTATCTGCCTTGATTGGCTTGTACTGCGTCTTGTACGCGTCGCAATGCACATACGTCTTGCTGCTGCCGCATGATGAGAATAAGGCCGTAGCCAAGATAAGACCAAACAAGGTCGCTGCTTTAAGGATAATTAGATTTTTCATGTTATGTTCTGTTATTAGATTACAAAGGTACTACAATTCTATTACAATGCAATAGGTTCTGTTAATTTAAAATGATTCTAAATAAGAGAGAGCGGGTGTCTTCAAAGACACAGCCGCAGCCCTCTCTCACTATCAACATCCTCGCTTAGTTAGCAAGGAAGTCACCCGCGCAGTCATAGTCTGCTAAGGTGATGTATAAGCGCCCGTACTTACCGAAGCGCCCATGCTCTTTCTCGATGCGGAACTCAGCTCCGCCCGACTTAAAGCTTAGCCCCTCCCATGAGGCGAACTGACCGAACTCAGCTGAGCGCAATGTCATGAATAGGTCCACAATCCATTGTGATGCGTTGTTGTACTTGAGCACATACTCGCGCTCACTTACTACGTTCATGTAGGGTAACACCTCAGTGAATACGTACTGAGCGGGTGTCACACCAAAGAACTCACGTAGATAGTAGGCCCATAGCTGACCCTTAGTCTCTATTCGGTTTGTCCACATGGAATCTTGTGTGCTCCAAGCGTTGTCAATTACTTGCGCATTTCCCTCGCCAATCCAAGCTTCAAATGCATTTAGTTGATTTGTTCTCATAGGTTTTTCATTAAAAAGTTATCGTGTATTTTATTCCAAAAGTCAAGCCCCTCTATGGTTTGATGTAGCCAAATTATTGTGATGATTATGTCGTGTATCTTTACATCTCCGTAGCTATCGCAGCACCAATCACCATCGACCTCTTCGTCAAGGTAACCCTCTCTCTCTATGCCTCGCATCATGTACTCCTCTGCGTTACGTATCAGCATATCGCTGAGCGGGTAGGGTACGTACTTCTCTATCGTTTGTCTTCGTGTCATAGGTTCTTTGCTTCAAGTTTATCGTGAAATGATTCCCAAAAAGAATGACCCTCGGGGGAATAGCTCCATGTGAATAAGCATTTAAGCATAGAGCTCGGCTTTGCGTAATCTGCCACATGGGCATCAAGGTATGCGCCGCATTCCTCAGTTGTGCAGTTTTTAATTACCATGTCCGATATCGGATACGGAAATTTTTTCTCAATAAATTCTCTTCGTGTCATATGTTCTTTCTTAATAATTTCATAAATAATTCTGCCCAAAATTCATGACCCTCGGGTGATTCATTCCATGTAAAGGCTCTACTAAGCAACTCGTATTTGTAGTTGCAGTTGGTCTCCCTATCAAGCCAATCCCCGTTGTCCGTAGGCGTTGCATTTCTAATTACCATGTCCGATATTGGATAGGGTAATTTTTTGTTAATCATTTCTCTGTTCGTCATTGTGTTTAGTTTAATTGTGTATACTCGGTGTCTTTAAAGACACCATCAGTAGGTAGCGGGGGAGTCGAACCCCCGCTGCGACCCTCTACCTATTGGTGAACTCGAGAATTGACTCGTGTCTCTCACCCGTATTGATGAACTGCTGAAAGTGAACAGCTAACTCGCTCACCTTAGCGACCTTGGCCTCATCGCCGTCGTACATAGCCATGAGTAAAGGCTTCATATCCGTCAAGTACTTTTTGAATGATGTGCTAGGCTTGTTGATTGCCACGTCAAGAGTCGCATACATGAACTCGTAACGGCGCATCATTTGCTTGACCGACTCGATGCGTGACGGCAAGCGGAACTCCAATGTGCTGCCCTTGACCAATGCAACTTGGTACTTGCGATGCATATTGTACGGGTCATGCTCAAACATTCTCATGTTGTGATTGCAGTAGCCGTTCTTTAAGCGGTGGCGAAACATTGCGTACATAAGCCCGCTGAACTTGCGGATATGGTCACGTATTCCGTCACCATCAAAGCCCTCAACACCAATGGTGATGTGGCCACCACATCGGTGGTCGGATGGGCTGTAGCGGTCATCAATAATGCGCTCGGCCTTGTGCATCATGTCGTACACCTTAGTGCGCCATGTAGACGCGGGCAACAAAGGTAAGATGTGCGTTACGGCCTCGTACCCGCATGACCCGTCGCGCTCAAAGCCACAAAACAGCTCGTACTCACGAACAGCGCCGCGGCTAAGCGATGTCTTCTCAACCTCGAACCCGATGGTGAACTTAGACTCGATGCCCTCAGCATTGAAGATGAGAACGTCTTGCTGTTGGCGCTTCTTAAGGCTTGCCACATCCACAACACCCGCTTTCTTGTTCAAGAACAAGGGCTCGGGCTTGTAGTGGTACTGCTGAACTTCTCCGCGGGCTGCTTCGCCCGTTACATTGTAAACGATTCCTTTTTTCATGGTGTTTTGTTTTAAAGGTTATTGATTAGTTGCGGGCGAGGGAGTCGAACCCTCGCTTGAACCATTCCCGCTTATGGGTGTCTTCAAAGACACCTTACTGCTGCTCGCCGTACATCTCAAGGTACTGCTCGTTTTGACACAAGAACATCAAAGCGCGCTTGATGTCGTTTAAGCTGTTGGTGGTGGTCATCTTGCCGTTCTCATCGATGCGAACACTCACGTTTGCGTTGTGGCCGTCTTTGAACGTCATGGTGAAAGCAACTTGAGCGCGGGTCTCAACAGCCGCCTCAGCGCCGTCACCCTCGCCGTCACCCTCTCCACCTTGCTCAGCGCCCGACTCCACAGCCTTGGCGAACTTGAGTAGGTTCTCAACTGAGCGCTTAGGATTCTCACCCTCAGCCTCTAAGCGGTCGCACTCGCTGTTGAAGCGCTCGATGACCTCATCCTCAACCTTAGCCACCTTGACCACCTTGTGGAAGAACGATTTTTGCCATCCAAATACCTTTGTGGCGAACTCCTCCGCCGTCCATGAGATGCCCTCGGCCTCACATAGCTGTTGACCCTCGTCGGATTTGAACCACTCGTAGGCCTTGCTCACGTGTTTTGAAAGCGCCAAGGTCGTTACGAATTTCTTCTTTTTAGCATTGTCAATTGTGCGCTGTAGCGCCTTGATTTCAGTCAAGTTCATTGCTGATTTCACTTGTGCATTGCTAAGGAATGCTTGCTCGATAGATAGTAAATTGCTCATGGTGTTTGATTTTAAAGGTTATGTGTTATGTGTTATGTGTTATTATGCTTCAAATTCGTGTACCAATATAGATGTGAATGCTGCAATTACGCAAATTAATGCCAATACTATGCTCTTTGTTAGTACGCATGGAACTATAGAAATTGCGAATGCGGCTGCTGTTATTAAAGAAATTCTTTTCATGGGGTTAAAGATTAAAGTTAGTAGCATGGGCGGGAGTCGAACCCGCCCTAGAACCATTCATGCTTATAGGCTGTTGAAGATAGCCTTTGATACCTCTTGCGTCTTGCGCTCGGCATCGTACTCCTTGCGCTCGGTCTCTACCTTTTTGGTTACGAACCATTCCACCAACTCGCTGTTGTCCTCGTTTGAGGCAGCACCCCAAGATTGAACGTGTTGCCCGTTCATACGTACTCGGATGATGGCTTGAATTGGTAAGTGCTTAAATCCGTGGCTTGAATTGCTTAACTCAGTACTGAGGCTTACCTCTACGGCTTGTCCAAGTACGTCACCCTTGAGGATGTTGCTGTCTACAGCTGTGAAGTTGATTTTGTTTAGTTTTCCGATGAATTGTGCTGTTGTTTCCATGTTGTTATTGGTTTTAAAAGTTAGCGCGCTTCGGGGATTCGAACCCCGACTAAAGACCATCAGCGCTGTAATGGGGTGCTGTCATGCTCACCCCTATTCCACTCGTAGTGTTAGTCATCTTTTCGGTTTCATTGTCGGGTTAGGACGTCAGCCTCCTGCTTAGACTCGCAGTTCCGATATTACTACCCTCGGCGGGGGAGTGGCCTTTGTTTGACTTCCACTACTTAGTTCGTGTGAAGCGCTGTGCCTATCAGCGGAGAGTTTTTACGGATGACTCTCAACCCGCTCTTATTAAAGCCCGAGGTCTCGGCTGCTTGATTTATACTTTATCGCTTAAGTCGGTTTGGCCGTTTGCTGCCCCGTTTTGATGTTACAAATTTACTACAATTCATTTGACATATGCAAGAGAAATGTGAAAAAAGTTTTAGGCGCTCTACAGCCCTTATGCAGTAAGGGATACAGCGAGGGCTCGTTTGGGGTCATTTTTAGGGGCATGGAATGAGGGGGTGGCAAAGCCCTCTTTAAAGGTGTCTTCAAAGACACAATGCGGGCGGGCGCGGGGGCGCGGGGCATGGGCGCGGGCGGGCTGCGTTAGGCGGGCGCAACGTATGGGCAGCGCTACAGCCCCCGTCTACACTAGTGTGCGCGCTAGGCCCTAGGAAAACGCCAAAAAGTTGGGCCGCGTCGACGCATTCAGCACCCCCCTAGCAAGCTTTTGGTCGGTTTCGCAAAGGGGGTCCGCATCGTAAAATGGGGTGGGTATCCAACAACTCTACATATCTAATACCATTTTGTATCTTTGCATAAAACCAATTATTATGAAGAATATGAGTATTAAGGGCGGATTAGATATTCGCAACGGGCGTTTGATTAACAACCGTCCTGACGGAATGACCGGCATTCAGCAGTTATGTGAGACCAAGAAGATGTTGAAGCGCGAGCAGAAGATTGAGATGATGGTCGAGGCAGATGTACGTGCATCCATGCGCGAGAGAATGCTTGGATTGGAGGACTAAGTTTTTAGTTTCTGTGGAAGGGGTTTTTTAAAAAGACCCCTTTTTTTATGTTTATGATTTTAAAATAATTCTTGAAAAAAGGCCATTCCTGTCGATTATCGACATTTTACTATATAAATCATGTCGATTTTACGACGATTTTTAATACTTAACTTATTGATTATCAATACTTCTGTCGATTCTGTCGATTTTTACTTTACTTTCTAGTGGGAAAAAAAATATAATAATAATATATTCTCCATATATATATAGAGAAACCTTAAAACGACATTTAATAAAAATTCGACAGGCTGCTTGCGCAGTTGATTTTTTCTTTTTAAATTTGTCCCATAACAAACAGATACTATGATTGAGAACGAGAAAAAGCTACAGGCTCTCTTAGGCGTTCTGCCGGTATTGATGGACTACATGGAGGACATCAGAGAGCAATCCCCAAGGGTTTACAACAGGATGGTGAAAAAGTCGGGCAATGACTTTTTGGAACACACGACGCGTCACTTAAACAATTTATTCTCTATGGTCAGAGATGTGGAGGGGTCGTTGCACTTTTACGACCAAGTACAAACCGTAAGCACTGCTTTCATGCAGTGGGTTGACGCGGAGCCGCGTGAGGAGGACAAGTAACCAATTAAATTAATATACAATGCAAGAAAAATCACTGCACAACACCACT